TATTTCATCTCCATTTCTTAAATATATTATAACATTGATTTCCTAATTCATACACAAATCTGCACCACAAATTGATAAAAAATTTCTTTTTTGTTTATGTTTGCTATATCTACAATATTTATTTGCTTTCCTTATTTCAAAATAATTATGATATAGAATTCTGCCATTTTTAGTGATAATATCTCCAACTTGTCTATGATTTCCCTTTAATACTTGTAAAACTTCCATTTTAAAAGTATGATTACATTTATTTCCAAAATAACTATTCTTTACAACTTTAATAAAATAATATTCATATCTATAACTTTTTTCTGTTATATTGTAAACATAAAGTCGTAAAATACCTTTAGAATTATTTGCAATATCACAAGCATTTTCAAAATTTAAATCATCAAAATTTTCTTTCAATAACTCATCATCTAAAAAGCCCCTTTTATTTACTTTCCATTTGCTTTCCATAAAATTACGACCTACTTTCCATTTGCTTTCCATTTTATTTGCTTTCCATACTTTTTGAATTCTGCCACGATTATTTGCTTTCCATTTAATCTGTTAATCTGCCAAAATTTCCCCACAAAATAGCAAGTGCCATTTAATAATGATAGCCAACTTGACTAAAAGTCAAGTCAACTATTCATCATCATCTTCTTCTTCATCATCTGTTTTAATTTTACCATTTTCATCAAGTCCTAATTCTTCATAAATTGTATCTCTTTCAAACCATATAAAATCATTTAATTCTGTATCTGTCAATTCTTCTTCACAACTGAAATATGTATCTAATAAGTCCATAAATTCTTCTTCTAAATCTGCATTTTTAATATCATCTAGTGTATCTCTAGCACCACTCCAAGAATTATCATATAAGTTATAAAAATCATTTTTATCATATTCATTTATAGTTTTAACAACTAACATAAAATCATCTCCATTTCTTAATTATATTATATCATCAATTTTTTATTTTATACACTTTTTTGCACCTAAAATTGATATTTTTTAATCAAATAAATAATTTTTTATATTTTCATCAACTAAAGAATTCAATTCATACTCTGTAATATATAAAATCATTTCATCTGTGCCATTACTTGCTTGTATTTTCTCCAATTCTGCTTTTTGATATTCTGCTTGTTTTTTATCTGTGAAAACACCAAAAACAATGTTTTTAATCTCATAATCATATTGACTATAACCATTTATTATATAAATCATTTTTTCATCTCCCTTAACTGTTTTTATTATAGCATATATTTTTTAATATATACACTTTTTTGCACCATTTTTTTATTTTTTTAAAATTTCCACCACATTATTTAAAAAGCCATTTAATACAGAAAAGCCCCACGATATTTGAAAGTGCATTTAAGCCACACTAAAACCACCACAATTTTAGCATTTGCATTTATAGAGTGCTAATTTTTTAATATCAAACATTTGTTCGTGTCTGTTTTACTTCTGCTTTTTTGTTTTTTCATCATCTTATTATTATTATATTTTAGAATTCTATTATATTATTATTAATTAGATGATATTATTAATATATTAATTTTATCATCATTTTATTAATTAATATTTTTTAGAATTCATAAATAAATATTAATAATAACTTTTTTAAATTGTTTTATAATTGCTTTTATCAATTACAAGTATATTATAACATTAATATTTTAATATATACATAAAATAGCACCTTGACACGATAAAAAATTTTTTTAAAAAGTGTTATTTTTTTATTGACATATTTTTAAATTTATGATATATTATATATAGATAAAGAAAAAAAAGCACTTTATCATTATATATAATAATAAAAATTTTATTAAAAAAAGTGTAAAAAATAAAAAAAAGATATTGCAATTAATAAAAAAATATGATATTATATATATAGATAAAGAAAAAAAACATTTTCTTTATTAAAAAAATATAATTGTAAAGGTGGTGAAAAAATGAAAAAAAGAAGAGTTTTAAAAAATTATATTAGTTATATCTTATATTTTATTAGTACATCATTAGTATTATTAAATATAATGTTATTAGCAGAATTAAATACTTGTTATTTATTCTATAGTATATCATTAAATATAATTTTTATAAATCATTATTTATTAAAAAATTATTCTAGTAAAAAATTTTATAATAAATATATTGATATATTAGATGATGAAATATAAAAAAAATAAAATAAGTGTAAAGAATAAAAAAAGATAAAATAAAAAATAATTAAAGGAAGTGTAAAAAATATGAATAATAAAATGATAGAATTAAAAAATGAAATATTAAAAAATGAAGGTTTAACAATAAATAAAGAATTAAAAAATGCTAATTTAAAAAATGGGTTTATGGTGTCAATTATGGGTTATGAATTTACCAGTTATAATATAGATGATATAATGAATAAAATGATAGAATATAAAGACATTATAAAAGATAAAAATAATTATTATATAGGTGTATGGATAGATAAAGAAAATAATAATCTAATTTATTTAGATATATCTAAAAATATTAGTAAAAGTCGTGATGCAATAACAGAAGCAAAAAGAAATTATCAAAAAGCGATATATAATATAAAAGATAATAAAAGTATATATTTAAATTATAACATAACTTATTATACATTATATAAAAAGATATATAAAATAATAGATAATAAAAAAATATTAATTGATGAAGTATTTAAAAATATGTATAATAAAATAAGTGATATAAATTCTAATTATAGAATAGATAAAGAAAATTATACAATTTATAAAGATATTATTAATATTAATGAATTATAAAATAAAGGAAGTGTAAAAAATGAAAATTAAAAAAAGTGAATTAATACCAATTTATGAAAATGTAAAAAGTTATTATAAAAAAGCAATTATTAAAAAATATTATAATAAAGATAATATTATTAATAAGTATGAATTAATAAGTTATAAAAGTAAAATAATAGAATTAAAAGATTATAAAATAAAGTTTAATTATAAAGATATTAATAATAAAAAAATTTATACTAACACGACTTTACGACATATAAAAGAATTCATAAAACAATATTATTATTATTTAGAATTATATTATAAAGATATTATTAATAAAGAAAAACTAACTAAAGCAGATATAAAAAAATTGATAGAGTTAAGCAAGTAAAAAAAATACTTGCTTTTTTTGACTTCTTAAGAAGTGGCTTTTTATATTTAAAAAGTGGCTTTTTTTAGATGGTGGGAGGGTATCTTTTATTGTATAATAAAGGACTAAAAGACGGGTATTTTACAATAAAATTTTACAATAAAGGACAGAAAAGCGTTAAGCACGTCACTTCCCGTGCCTATTTATCGTTTCAAACACCCTTTTCCTCAACACTTTACGTAAATAATGACCTTCCTCCTTCAATTTACGTAAGAGCGGGGCTTGTTTTACATAAGCAAGTTTCTACACATAAGTACTTGTTTATATATAAAAGAATTTTGAACATAAAAAAATGGTGTAACGGCTTCGCCTTTGGAGGGCTCGCCTACACCATTCTAATGACCTGTGTATAGTAAAAATTTTGGTTAAAAAATGACGTTGGGTTTTTCCTAAATGACCTATTTTAGCACCACTAAGGTTCTAAAATTTTTAAAAAAGCCTTATTTTATGCGGGTTTGCGGAGGTCGTCCTTAAGAATAGTAAGGAACACTTTTAAAATTGTATGTGTAGTGTTGAAAAACACTCGCCTTTCAGCAGGCACCGCCTAGCGGAACAACCACACCTTTTTCATTTTTCTAAAAGTCTTAATAAAGGACTTGAAAACAAAATAAAAGACACATTTGTTAGTGTCTTATTTATCACGACTGAATGAATGAGATAACCAGACTGCTCTATCATAACCTTGTTTTGATTTAGAGTCTTGGCTCTTATTAGATTGTTTTGTCGTGAATACAGCATATAATATAAAAGCTATTATTATGTGCATATTTGTCCCTCCTCTTTTACACCAATCAACCTCTTTATTTGGAATGGCGTTAGCCGTTCTTTTTTATTGGTAGTTATATATTAACACAAATTTAAAAAGTTGTCAAGTTTTTCTTGACAAATAAAATTTATTGTGGTAGTATAAATTTAAGATAGAGGAGGGCGATAGACCAATGAACGACACATTGGAAATGTATAGCAGTTTAATGATGCTAAAGAGGATGAAGCCGGACAGAATAACTTTGCATCTAAATCTTCAGCAACATATAGACCCTACATCTAATAATATTTTAGTTATATGTAGGTTAAAGAAAGATTGCAAGGAAGCAATGAAATTTATAGCTAGAGACAACCTTGGTGAATGTGAAGTAAGTTTAAGCAGTGGTATATTAAAAATTAAAGACACGACATTTAAATTTGTGCCAGTTGTAGACTTATATGAGAGCATAATAGGTTATAAATATAAAGAATACTACTTTGAAGAGGAATTTCATATACATAGATAAAGAAGGAGGAAATTGAATGAGTCATTTTTGTGTAGCAGTAGCTACGAAGAAGAAAGATATTGAAGAAGTAGACAGATTATTAAAGCCATATTGGGAGGAACTAGAGGTAGAACCTTACAAAGATGAAGATGGAGATGAAACAACATATAATCCTAATAGTAAATGGGATTGGTATAGTATTGGAGGAAGATACAACCATTGGCTAATTACAGATAAAGATAATACAGATACATTTGATGATGGACAAATTGGATTATTTGGTGGAGTTAGTGATGGAACAGTAGAAGGGCATCCAGAACTAAAGAGAGTCAATTCTGCTAGAATCAAAGATATTAAGTTTGATATGATAGGTGGTAATTATGATAAAGCACTTAGAGAGTGGGAACTTATTGTAGAAGAACAAGAACCTCAAAATGAAGAGGAACAAGAAATTGTTAAGTGGAATTTATATAAACCATCTTATTATGTAGAACAATATGGGACTAAAGAAGAATATGCTAGACAAGAATCTATGTTTGCTACTTGGGCGTTTGTCAATGAAGAAGGATGGGCAGAACAAGGAGAGATGGGATTCTGGGCTATGCACAACGCTACTAAAGATAGTAGATTAGATTTTATAGAAAAGTTAAATGAATATATAAAATCACCAGAACATCAAGAAGAATATTTATGGATTATAGATTGTCATATATAAGGAAGGAGGAAGGGTATGACTCAAGCAAAATTTAAGAAAGCTTTTGAAGAAGCAAAGAAAAATAAATGTGCTATATGTGTAGAGATAGAAATGCCTGGTCAAGAAACTAATGAACTTATAATAAATAGTTATGAGGCATTAGATAACAAACTAGAATATTATCTAAAAGCATATGATAAAAAATTAGTTCATTCTATGAATGACAGAATTAAAATAATTGATGCTTATCCTTGCGATTACTATGTACCTAAATGGATAAAAGAATGAAAGTATATGTAGTAATGAGTTGGGGCGTTGATGATGTTCCGATTGGCATCTTTGATGATTATGAACTTGCAGAGGAATGTGCTAAACGACATAGCACGGGGGTTTATGAAATGATTATCAATGAAGAGATAGAAAAGAAGGAATTTTTTAAACAAATAGTTAAAAAAGAAAGGAACAAATAAAATGAAAGAATATTTAGTAGAAGTGACTAAGGTTGCTAGAAGATGGATTAAAGCTGTTGACGAGGAATCAGCAGAAGAAATTGCAGAAAGTATGGAAGATAACGATTATGAAGAAGTTGAAGATGTAAGAGTTATTGATAGCCGAGAACTTGATGCAGACGATGAAGATTCATATAGAGAATATTTAGAAGACGACGAAGAAGAAGAGGAGTGGTAATATGAAAACAATTAGATATAGCAAGATGGTTATCGGTGGCTCTAACCAATGTAGCACTTTAATATTATCTAGTTGTGGGAGCCACCAATCTAATGAAATGTATACTGCTCAACTTGCTGAACTTATGTTAAAGAAATCTAAGAACTGGATTATTGATGGGGAAGAAGTTCTCGACCAGGTAACGAGTTTATATGAATTATTAAAGGAATTAAAGAAAGAAAACTCACAAGAAGTTTTTATACATCTTAAGACTAAACATTATGATTATTGGTTTATGAGAGGAATATCTTTAACTGATAGTATTTTAGATATGTGTGATGTATTAACAGACAAACATAATAATTCTTTAGATTTAAGAGCTACTTGTTCTATTAATGACCCGGTTTATTGGGAGGTAAGTTAATGGAAGAAATATTAATAAAAGAAATATTATCTGCTTATTCTAGTTTAAGTAGACAGATAGAATTTCTAAATGTAAAAATGTTTGGTTTAACTCAATTATTATTAAATAAAGGAATTATTACTGAATCCGAATATGATAAGTATTGCAGTGATGAGGCTGTTGCTGATATTTATAGAAATATAAATAAGAAATTGGAGGATGAGTTTAATGATTAAATTTAATTATGGTAGTAAAGAAGATTTTAATAAAAATGATGGAGTTAAATTATTTGATAAAGATATACAACGTATGATAGATGAATGTATTAGTAGATTAGAATCTAATGAAGACTGGGCTACATTCCAAGGAACAGGAGATACTATGGTCTTTGCTTTTGGATTTTCTAATGATGGTGAACATATGGATGAAATATCTATCTATGTATGTAAAAATTATGAGCTTGCAGAAGCTTGGCTGGATGATAAAGGCGACTGGGAAAAGATGGACTGGTCTAAAAATTATGAAGAGGAGGAAGAATATCAACAATATACTCGTGAAGAGCTGATTGATATGATAAGAGATTATAAAGAAAAGGAAACTTATTATAATCCTAGAAGAGAAGTATGAAAAAGAAAAGAAGACTAAAAAAGTGGGTTAAGGTTACACTTTGTGTTATGTTAATCGGGGGTTTTGGTCTTTGTTTTAATAAAATTAATGGTAAAGAAAAAGAAAAAACTGAATTAATTAAAGAAGAAACCATTGTATATCAAGAAAAAATGGTCGAAAATATGGCTCAAAAAGAGCCTGAAAACGTTGAAATTTCTAGTGAAAATGATGAAAAAGTTGACGAAAATGTGGTAAAAACTGTTGACTTTGAGCCAAAAATAGAGCAAAATAATAAGGCTTTTAGATTAACGTCTTTTTATCCCGCAGAATCGAGCGATTGTACTGGTTCTGGCAAATGTAGCTGGGATTTTCAAGTGAATGATAGAGGTTGGTATACTTGGGACGGTAAAATTGTATTAGCTGCAGCAACAACTTATTTACAAAAAAGTTTTGGTTATGTTGAAGGTAAAAAGTATTTTAAATATTATGATGAAGTTAATGTTACTATTGATGGCATAGACTATGAAGGTATAATTCTTGATAGTTGTGGTGCTTGTATGAAAGTAACATATGAAGAAAGACTAGATTTATTTGTTAATTCTGGTGAAAATGCAATAGACAGAGGTTATAAAGGAAATAATCCTATTTATGTTAATTGGTAAAGGAGGAATAAATATGATGCAAAATTTAGATGATACAAAAACTATAAGTAGTTCAGCTACTATAACTTGTACTCCAATTAATGTTGGTGAATCTTATTCATCTTATTTCACGCCAACAAAAATGACTTTAAGAGAATTTATGAAAAAGTGGTTAAATGATGAAATTGGTGATGGATTTAAATTTAAATTAGATGGAGAAGAATTTGTTGCTGATGATATTGATATTCATACTACAAGAAAAATACAACGTGGAGATTATGAAGCTGAATATGAAGATTTATTTGAATGGATAGATAGTTGTTCTTTAACTGACGAAGATGTTGAAATTGAAATAACTCAATATGCTGCTAAAATTAAAATGGCTCCAATTGATTATAATTTTATGCCGACAATTTATAATACAAATAGAGAAGTAAGATGTTGTCCTGTATGTGGAGGTAATGGAATTGTTAGTAATGGATTTTATAACCATACCGGTAACACTTGGGTTACATCTACCACTGCACCTGAACAATGTAGAAGTTGTGGTGGAAAAGGTTATGTAGAAATATGATGATAAAAGTTTTTGATGTTGAAGTTGGATGGTTAACATTAGAAATCAACGGATTTAGATTTTGTGTGAGCTATTTAGATGACTTTAAAATGTGTATGGATTATCTTTTGGGAATTGGAGAAGATAATGAATATACATATCATTGGAATATTGAAGCACGAAGTATCACTCTTGACGGAGAAGGTACTGAGTTAAAATTAAGTATAACAAAACATATTTACGAAGACGATTTTTTACTTAACTGGTGGGTCGATGATGATACTCCTGTTTCTAAAGTATTTAACTATAATGAATTTGTTAGACAATATAAACAAGTTATGGATGATATTGGAGAAGAAGTTTATCGTAGGGATTTTTTAATGGAGAGTGAAGACGAAGATGAGTAAAAAAGAAATGATTAAAGATTTTATTATATTTACTTTAATGTTGTTTTGTATAACATTTTTTATGACACCTTTTTATATGATGGTTCTCATATTACATTTTGCTGAAATATATGTTGATATGATATATATTATATCTGTCGGGGTTGTTTGGTTGATTGCTTATATACTGCTATTTATATATTTTTATAAAAATAAAAACGAGTAGAAATTACTCGTCTTTTTTATTTATCCAATCTATAAACAATTCACGCATTCTTTTTGACGGAATATAAACGGTTATTGGTTTACCATCTCTAATTGCACTTCTATATATAAATTGAATTAATTCTGAAAGAGCATAAGCATCTTCATCAACCTTAATTCCTTCTACTTCAAAGAAATGTTTAAGTGTTGGTTTCATATATCTGTTTGCTATGTATGCTACTGCAGTTGAATCTTTATAATCGTTTGTTGCTCTAATATTAATTGGAACAAAAGCATTTGTATAACCTTTACCTTTAACAATGTCTGAATATTCTTTAAATGTTGTCCAGAGTTTTTGATTAATTGGAGTCCCTTTAACTATGTTTTTAAAGAAATTATTAATGTTATTTTGAAGTTGCTTCATTAGTGCAGTTTTAGCATTTCTTGAAAACCAAGACATTGATAAAGAACCTCTGTTATTACCTATAGCATTAAGTTTTTCATCTTCTATTACAGTAATTAATTTCTTCTGTTCTTCATAATTATAAACTTGAGGTTCAGTTGTTAATTGAAAATCTTTAACATACATATTAATTATATTAACATTATTATATTCATAATAAGCCTTTTGACCATTAAACATATAAGTTAAAATGTAAACTTCTTTAAAAGATTCAAATATACTAATAGGGAAAGCCCAAACTAAAGATACAACTTCTCCGGTATCTGAGCGATGAGCTTTGACTCCACCCATTTGTATCATATTTTTATAATCTTCAAATCTACCTTCATAATCATTATTCCACTCGTTCCAATGAACAGTATTGTTATCATCTATTGTTGTATATTCTGTAATAATTGTTTTAAGGTCATTTTTAGTTATATCTATTTCTTCAAGAACGTCTGCTGCTTCATCTATAATTAAAGTATAATTATTAAATTGAGTTAAGTCTAATACTCTATCGGTTAATTTTTTAAATAAAGCGTGAGTAGAAACAATATTATATTCTTTTTCAACCAATCTCAATAAATCTTCTGTCTTTGTTGGGAGTTCTGCCGGCTCTTGAAAATTTTTATCTTTACAAGCAGTTTTTACTCTTTCTACTTCTGTAAGAAAAGGTGTTATATATAAAAACTTATTATTATCTTTGTCTTGATTAATATGATTAATCATTGCTGTTGTTTTACCAACACCACATCCAGCATCCACTACTTTAAGAATCATTTTAAATTCCTCCTTCACTCAACCACTTTTTAAATTCTTCTACTATCTTATCTTTATCATTAAGATAAAATTGGTAGATAAGGTCTAATCCGTTATTATTATGTAGATATTGTAGGCGTTTATTTTCACATACAAAATCTAAACCAAAACACTGCTTACATTTATTAGATAAATAACCACTAGCTTCAACAAAATATTTTTTATTATATGGATAATAGAATCCACAATTAGTGCATCTCTTCCATATGGTGTTATTATCTATACTTGTATCTCTAGTTAAACACATTATACTCCAAACATCGTAATTTGACAAGTCTGGTTGATAACCAATATAATCTTGAGGATTATTAGGAATAACTCCAAAAAAATTCTGTGCAGCAGCAAGATATTTTTCTTTAGTTAATTTTTCTCTAGCACTACCCGTATTATTAATTCTAGTATTTTGAAGTAATATATATAAACCTTCAGTGTTCATAAACCAAGCTTTTGTTTTTGTGTCAGTTGCGGAGTCTGGGTTATCATACTCTATAACTCTCATATACTGATTATATTTGTCATTATCTCTATAAGTATTTAAATTATTATTACGAGATAAAAATTTTCTTAAGAATAAAGATAAAGGATACCAATATTCTCCTGTTTCTATTTCTAGTAGTCTATAAGACTTAATATTTAATATATAATATTCTTCTAATTTATAGGACATATCATCACCCATTGTTATTCTACCATATTTATTATTAATTGTCAAATAAATTATTGACAAAATGGTAAATTTTTGATATAATAGTCTTAACTTAAGATAGAGAAGGGAGGAAGTACATTGAAAACTATTTATTTAGATTTTGACAATACTATGGTTGAAAGCAATAAAAGAATTATTGAAATATTAAATAGTAAATATCATACTTCCAAAACCGAAGCAGATATAAAGGATTATCAATTTAATAGTATATATCCAATATCAGAGAAAGAAAAGCTTGATATGTTTGAGAGCGATGAATTCTATAATGGTCTTGAATTTAAACCGCAGGTTTTAGAAGTTTTAAATAAATATAAAGATTCCTACAATTTTATTATTGTAAGTAAAGGAACTCCTAATAATTTAGTTAAAAAACAAAACTGGATTATTTCGCATTTACCTTATAATTTAAAATTTATAGGATTATCCGGGCAAACATTTAAAAAAGATGAGATTGATATGTCTGATGGAATTCAAATAGATGATAATTTTAGTTGTTTGAAGACTAATGCGGCACTTAAAATTTTATACAAAAGTTTTAATCAATTTCCTTGGCAACAACCAGATACTGATGATGAATATATAGCCGTCAATACTTGGGAAGAGATTGATTCTATTTTAGATTTCTACGGAAAGTATAATTGTAAAACATTAGAGAAAATAAGATAGGAGGAGATTATTTTTGAAGGTTCTTCAAAATTTGTATTATGTGTATAAAATACCATCTAATAAAATTAGAAAATTAAAAAATTATACCTTCAAAGATGCTTCGAGGGATGGCTGTGTAGTATCAATAGGTGATAATTTAGTATTTGCAAAAATTAGAGAATATTATGGTGAGACTGGCGACCATATTTCATTATATAATAAAGTTCAAAATATCAGACGTGAGATGAAAGATATTAAGAAACTTCCTACCAGTCAAGAAAATATAGATAAAATTAAAAGTCTACAACATCAGCTTGACGATATGTTATTTATTGATGATATAGTTAATATAAAAGTAATGACGAAAAAAGAATATAGAGAAATAGCTAGAACAGGTTTTGATTTAAATGGAAAGCATTATGTAAGATTTATGGTTGGTTCTGGTCAAATGAGAAGAAATACCGTAAGTTTTATTAATGAAGAATTATATGATTATATGCAAGAACATCTTATGTGTGGATTAGATAAAAAAATAAGAAATATAAATCTTGCTAAATTAAGTGCTTATTTTGCATTATCTTTTTCTTCTGTATTATGGGTTAGAGAACCAAGAGTATGTGTAATTAAAGATTTTGATACTATAATTCCTAATCAAAAATTAAATTTTATTTATAAAGATGAAGATGGAAATAATCAAGTTAAAGAAATATATAAAGATTTAAAATTAAATAGTTGTGATGGTCAAGGTTTAATTAGTCCAGATATGGCATTTAACTGGGCTGAAGATATGCACTTAGATTATGTACCTTGCTCATTTGTTGTAAGAACGGCATTTGTAAAAGGTAATTTAGTAACATTTGATTTTAAAGAATATGCGAGAGAACACGGAGTTACGACTATTAAAGATAGATACGGAACAGAATATAATATTAATGATATAGATGTTTTATTATCAGAAAGCCAATTTAAAATGGCAAAATATTATTCCTCTTGGGAAGGATATTTGAGTTATCACCATTCATATCATTTAAAATGGGGAGTGGCTAGATATAATAAACAATATGATGACGAATATGTTTTAACAAATTATCAATATATACAAGTTCTTAATTTAGACAGAGATGATATTAAAGGATTAGTATCATATACGACAGACTGGTTTAAAAATATTTGTAGTGGTAATAAATTATATTCGTTGGCTTATAATATTGGAATAAAAAATCCAGAAGATAATTTAGACGACATAGTTAATTCTTGTGGAAGTGCTTTTACAAAAGCAATAGTTAAAAATTCTAATATGTTACAAGATGGATATGTTCAAAGAAAAATTTATAATTCAATTAAAGAATCTATACGACAAGCAAAACTTGGACGTATCTGGGTAAAAGGTAATTATCAATTTATGATAAGCGACCCTATTGCACAAGTAAGAAGTGCTTTAGGTTTAGAAGTTAAAGGTGCTCTTCAAGCAAATGAAATCTATTCTAACTTCTGGAATGAGAGAGATTATGATGGAGAAATTTGTTTAATGAGAAGCCCACTTACACATTATTCTGAAATTAATGTTGAAAGAACTGCTAATACAGATGAAATGAAAAAGTGGTATAGATATATTTATAGTGGTGTTATATATAGTATTTATGATATAGCAACAGTTAAACACGCAGATTCTGATTTTGATGGAGATATTGTATGCTCAACAAATAATCCTTACTTTTTAAAAGGAGCTATGAGAGATGAAATTCCTATTACTTATGAAAAGGAAATGGTTCCAACTCAAAAAGTAACTTTACCTAATTTTATTAGATGTGATGTTAAAGGATTAGATACTAAAGTTGGTCAAATTACTAATTACTCAACAAGTATGATAGCGATGTTGCCATTATTTAGAGGAGAAGGTCAACAAGAACAATTACAAGAAATGCAAAAAAGAATTAAATTACTTAGAGAAATTCAAGGAGCTGAAATTGATAAAATTAAAGGAACGACACCTCCACAATTTCCTAAGGAATGGCGTTATTGGTTAAAAATAGATAAAGATGATGATGACATTACTAAGGCAGAAAAATATAAATATAATTCTATGGTTGTTAAAAAGAAACCTTATTTCTTTATTTATTTGTATCAAACATTAATGAAAGAATATAAACAATATGAGAAAAACTTTAATAGTATTAGTTACAAACATTTTGGTATGGCTATGAAAGATTTATTAAAGAAAGAAAATCGTAGTGAAGGAGAAAATAAACTTATTAGAAAATATAGAAAATATTCTCCTGTGCTTGAAACTGATTGCGTAATGAATAATTTATGTAAGGAAGTTGAAAGTTCAGATTCTGACATTAAATATCATCCAAGCAAAGTTAGTCTATTATCTAATTTTGTTAATTATGATGAAATAGATGAAGATAAATTAAATAAACTAATGGATGTTTGTAAAACATATAAATCAGAAAAGCAATATAGAGGTTTTGCTGCTATGGTGGAAAATGAAGGTATTGCAGATGACGATATAAATGAGATAATGAATCAGGTTTTATATGGACACAAAGATAAATATAGAGAAGAAATAAGAAATATATTTAGTAACACAAAAGAATTATTTAACCATCTTATGATGATGTGTCAAAGAAAAGGAATGAATCACGATATTGTATGGGATATAATGGGAGACGACATAATAGATGTTATACCTATACAAAATCCAACCGTTTTAATTGAAGATGAAAATGGAATGGAATATTTAGGACAAAAATATAGTCTTCAGGAGGTAAGAAAAGATGCTAATATTTGATGAGAAAAAATACGCAAAAAATCTTTTAAAGAAAAAAGAATTTCAAACATATAGACAAAAAGATATTGAAAGATACATTCTCATCAGATATTTAGCAAGCGAAGGTATGTCAACTGAAGAAATAAGAAAAGAACTTGATAAGTTCCCTTTAATTGGTTGTGAATATTTAGATAAGAAAGATGTAGATATAATTTATGAAAAAATTATTGATAGAGCTTTAAGTTATCCTCTAGTCACAGGAATTAATACAATGATTTTTAAAAATGAAATTGATGTTATTAATAGCATTGAAGATGAAAATGCGAGAAATTTATTATTTATATTGCTTGTTTATTATAAATGGGCGACAACACAACAACAATTATTCTTTTTTAGTAAACATAATAATGTAAAAATGGTAATAACAAATGATATGGATGTTTGGAAATATGCCGGTATAATGAAATTGCGTGTTGCAGATAGATATAGATTATGCAATCAATTAATATTAAAAGGACTATATGTAGAAGATAATTTTAAATCTAATAATTATTTTTATTTACCTTTTGCTTCCGATGCTTATGGTAGCGGAGAGGTAGCAATTTGTATCAGCAATTATGATAACATTTTAGGAGAATTATATTATTATAATGACCCAGAACATTATAAGAGATGTTCTGAATGTGGTGCTGTTATAAAGAAAACACGTTCTCCAAAAAAGTATTGTGATAATTGTGCTAAAGAGGTAAAGAATAAACAAAACATCAAATATTATAAGGAAAGTTCCAATTTAGGAAAAACCCAATCCCCTACAAGCCCCGTAAAATAAAGGAAAACGTATGTTCGAAAAAAGTATTATATATATGAATAAGAAAAACAAATTTTGAATAAAAGGAGTTTTGATATGATTTTAGAAAGAAAAGAAGGAGAGACAGAAATTCAATATTTATGGCGAGTTGGTAAATTAGTTGAATCTGGACAAGTTGGTAGCTGGAAAGAAATTACTCCAACTTTAAATCAACAATTGAGAGCAGAGGATGAATATTATGATGAATCAGCTTATCGTAAAAAATATCAAGCCGCTAAAAAGTTCTATGATGAAATTTTTTCACAACAAGGTGATGACGACTTTAAAAAAGAACAAGAAGAATTACTGAGAGAAATTAAAAAAGAAAAAATTAAGCTTAGAGATGAAAGAACTGAATCTAATAGAGGAATCAGAATTGAAGCTCGAGTTGAAAATAAGTTAGATTATTTGGAAGATGTAATTTCTAAACAAGGTAAAATTGATTATAAACCTTTAAAGCCAGAAGAGAGAAAAGCTCTTCAAATAAAATCAGATAATGATTTAGTTATTATGTTAAGTGACTTACATATAGGGCAAACATTTGCTTCTGCGTGGGGAAGATATAATTTAGAAGTTGCAAAAGATAGAATTAGACAATATTTAAATAAAATTATAGAAATTAAAGATAGACATAATTCTGAAAATTGTTTTGTAACATTACAAGGAGATATGATTAGTAATTCTATACATAAATCAATTGCAATTACTAATAGAGAAAATGTTATAGAACAAGTTATTGAAGCGAGTGAAATTGTTACATCATTTTTAGCTGAGTTAAGTAAACATTTTAACAATGTTACTGTGGCTAGTGTTGTAGGAAATCATTCAAGAATAGATAAAAAGGAAGACGCATTAAAAGATGAACGTCTTGATACATTAATAGAGTGGTATGCAAAAAGTAAATTAGAAAATTTTGAAAATATAGAATTTGTTGAACCTTATGACAATACATTTAATTGTTTTGTTGTTAGAGACAAACATTATTTTGTTGTTCACGGAGATTATGACAAATTTGATACGGCTGGAGTTGCAAAATTAAGTATGATGGCAGGATATTTTCCTTATTGTATTTTATTTGGACACAGACATTTTCCTGCTACAACAGAAATTAATGGTATTAAATTAGTTCAGTCTGGAAGTTTTCCTGGTTCCGGAGATGACCACACTATAGAATTAAGACTTAGTGGTAAACCATCTCAAACAGTATTAGTTTGTACTGAAAAAGGAATAGAATGTAATTATACAGTAGAGCTTGATTAAGAGCTCTTTTATTTTTGAAAGAAAGGTGGATTAGATGGCGACTAAAACTAAAAAGGTTAATACAAGTCAGCCAAAAGAACCAAAGAAAATCTGTCAATATAAAGATTGCGATGCTATGGGGAGATACCAACAACAAAGTAATTTTTATAAATCAAGAAACGTTTCTATTGGTTATCATCCTTGTTGCAAGGATTGTATTAATAATAAAATTGTAGACATTGATGATATGCAAACAGTCTATGATGTTTTGCAAACATTAGATACGCCATTTATTCAAGAAATTTGGACAGAAGCTTTGGCTGATGTTGAAGGAAATTATATAGATAAGTATTTAAATCTAATTAATAATACTTATAAGACTAGATACGAAAATGCTAGATTCAAAGATAGTGTTTATGAAAAAACTTCATCTATTGAAAAAGATGAAAATGGTAATGAAATTAAAGAGTGGGATGATGACTGGCAAGGTTATTATTCTCAAAGAGAATTAAATTATTTAAATAAATATTATCAAGATTTAAATAATGATTTTAAAATTATTACAACAAATCATAAGGACTATGCAAGAAGAATTGCACAAGCATCATTAGCAATGAATGATACTTATAATATTATGAGAGATAATCCAGAAGATAAAGATGCTGTTGCTGCATATAATACCGCTGTATCAAATTTTGATAGATTGTCAAAATCTGCACAATTTGCAGAAAGTCAAAGAAGTGCAAGCGATGTTTCACTTGGATGCTTTGGTAAGGTTTTTGATGCGGTTGAAAAACATAATTTTGTGCCTAAACATATACCAGAAGATAAGGATATGTTTGATAAACTTATAGACCAATTTATGAATATAAATAGGAGTTTATAATTATGGCAGTAAATGTCAAAAGAGTTCGTAAAGGAGTAGAAGCTCAAAAAACTTGGGGATATGACAATATGGATTCTCCATTAAGTTATGACCCAATTAATTCTGAAAAGATAGATTATGAAGAATGGACTAAATTCTTATCTTATTATAGATATTATGTAGATGAATTTGCTGTTGATATTTTAGGAATGGATAATTTATTCCCATTTCAAAGATTATTATTAAGAGCAATGGGAAGATTTCCAAATATAATGTTTATAATGTGTAGAGGTTTAACAAAATCATATATTGCTGCAATATTTATTGTATGTATGGCTATTTTATATCCAGGTATGGCAATAGGTATTGTTTCTGGTAATGGTAATCAAGCAAGAATGGTTGTTAAGCAAAAAATAGAAGGCGAATTATGTAAAAATGAAAATATAAAAAGAGAAATTAAATTAATTAATACTGGACAGGATAATTGTATTGTTCAATTTAAGAATGGAAGTTCTATTAGGGCTTTTACATTGGGTAATAATCAAAAAGGGGATAGTTCGAGAGGTTGGAGATTTCAACTTATTTTAGTTGATGAAGCAAGACTTGTTAAAACTGAAGCATTAAAAGAAGTTTTAATACCGATGACAAAAACTCCAAGAGAGAATGCGATTGAACTTAAAAAGAGATTTCCTGAAGCTCCATATGAAGAAGGTAGAATGGTTTATATATCTTCTGCTTGGTTAAAAACTTGTGATTTATATCAAAGATTTTTAAATTTTTATAGCCAAATGACATCTGGAGATAAAAATTTCTTTGTTGCAAGTTTAGATTATCGAGTTGGTATTGATGCAGGATTATTTACCGAAGAAAATATGATGTTAGAAAAAAATGACCCTGAAATGACTTTAGATAAATGGGCTTATGAATATGAAGGTCGATTTGTTGGAAGTGCAAACGATAGTTATTATCCTTATGATATAACTTCAAAATGTAGAGTTATAGATAGATGTGAATTAGAGCAACCAAAGAAATGTCAATATGCTTATATTGTAACACACGACGTTGCCGTTTCTGGTAAGTCTGGTTCAGACAATGCGTGTACGCACGTAATAAAATTAGTTCCAAGAAAGAATGGAACATTTATTAAACAAGTTGTATTTACTAAAACTATGAATGGTGCAACTTTAAAAGAACAAAGAGATTTCTTAAGGGAACTTATACATATAAGATTCCCAAATACAGAGAAATTAGTAATAGATGCTCAATCTGCTGGTCAAGGTTTATTATCTTTATTAGAAGAACCTTGGACTGCTAGAAATGCAAGAGGAGAAATTGAAGAATTTCCTCCATTAATTTGTGACGATGATGAAGAAGGACAAATGTTACTTCCTGATGCAAATCCTATAATAAGAGGAATTACTGCAACACAAGAATTCAATAGTACATTTTATCCTTATATGAAAACTGGTTTTGAAGATGGTAGTCTTCAATTATTAGTTGATAGTAATGAAACCGATGAAGAATATAAAAGTGGAAAATATAAACCAGAAGAACAAGTTATCCACGTTGAACACGATAATCTCGTTCAAGAGTTAAGTAATATTAAACAATCATATTCTGAAGGGGGGAAAATCATCTACACGAGAATAGTAAAAAGTAAAAAGAGAGACCGTGCTACAAGTTTAATGTATGGATTATCTGTAGTATGGGAATATGAAAAACAAGGTAAAGCGGATATGTATAAAAAAGATATAGACCCTTTATCATATTTAAAAAAATATATTTATTAAGGAAGGTAGGTGAATAAGATTGAGTAATAGTAAAAAAACTAAATTAACTGAAAAACAAGTTACGGAAGTTTTAGAAGCTTTAGATTATGCTTTAGACATTAGAGATGCTCAAATGTTAAATGGAACTTTTGATGTTGCTGCATTTTCAAAAGGTATGACAGAAGCAGGAGCTTTTACGCCATACACACAAAATGAAATAATGAAAAGACTTAATATAGCTACTAATAAAACTCCCAATGGAGAAGATATTGAAAAAGCTTTATCTAGTCCTATAGAAAATGAAGGCAATATAGTTAATTATGGACAATCTTATTATTTTAGTAGTTTGATGTATAAAAGAAATCAAGAATACTTAGCTAACCTGCCTGCATTTGATTTAGAAATATCTTGTATGAATGCTAAACCTGAAGATTATAAAACTAATAAATATAAAAATGATTATGAAGAAATTAAAAAGTTTATAAACGCATTCAATTATAGAGAACAATTTAAAAATGTTACTTGGAATATCGTTATGAATGAAACATATTATGCTATGTTTAGAGAATTAGGAGATAAATCTGTAATTCAAGAATTCCCATCTCAATATGCAATGATTACTGGAAAATGGGAATATGGTCTTTTATACGATATTGATATGAATTGGTTCTGTCAAGGAGAAGTTGATATTAATTGTTATCCAGACTGGATAAAGAAAAGATACACAGAAATGTTTGATGGTAAAAAGGTTAAACCATATATACCAAGTAATAAAATAAATAAGAGAACTGGTAGTTTTGCATTATGGACTCAAACAGACCCTGCAGATGGATGTTGGGTTTTTAAATTTAATCCTAATCATAATTTACAAATACCATTTTTCTCAGGTATGCTTCCAGAAATGGCTGCAATTCCAGTAATGAGAAATTTACAAATAAATCAAAGTATGGCTGCAGCAAGAAAATTACTTGTATCTTCAATTCCATATTTAAATGAGAAGAAGGCTGCAAGTGTAGCAAATCAATTAGCTATTGACGCAGATACTTTAGGTAAATTTATTGGTTTGGCAACTCAAGGACTAGAGGCTGCTATTAAAGTATTAGCATTACCAACAGAAGATATTAAAGGAGTTGAATTTAAAAATACTGATAATGACACTTATGAAACATTTATGAGTATTACAAGTTCTTTATTAAGTGGTGGTAAAGTTATATTTTCTACAAGAGAAAATCAAAATGCAATAGAGAGTCAATTCTCTATAGATATTGATAGAATGTTAGTCAAATCTATTTATCCACAATTTGAAAATTTCTTAGAATACTACGCAAATAGACATACTAAGAAATTTAAATGGAGTTTTAGATTTGTTGGAACAAATGATAAATTTGACAGAGAGGCTAGACAAGAAGAAGCATTTAAATATGCTGATAAAGGTGTTGTATTACCAAATAAAATTGCTTCATCTTTAGGAATGAATAAGATTGAACTTGAGAGAGAACTAGAAGAAATGAATGCTAGTGATTTCATTGATAAATTAAGACCAATGATTAATATTTATACTCAAGGTAATGTAACACAGGGCTCAACTCCAAATAAAGGAGCTGGTAGACCTTTAAAAGATGACGGAGACTTAACTGATAGTGGAGAAGAAACTAGAAGTAAAGGTTCCAATATAGAAAAAGGCGGAAATCAATAGAAAGGGGAGTTATATATGTTTATAAGTAATATTAAAGATATGAATTTCTCTAATGTATATACTTGTGGTAAAACACTTGGTAACTTCCTAATTAAAAAAGGTTTTCCTTTATTAGGTAGAGATGGAGATAAAATGAAATTCTCCAATACCAAAGAATTACAAGAAGTATTATCTCATTTACCTGTCAGATTTGAAATACTAAGAAAGGCAGGGGTTATAAATGGATAATGAATTAGAAAAATTCTCAATAGATGTTGCTAGCTTTGAAATAGTCCCTGAGGAATATTCTGATAGCCAATTGGCTGTTGTAGAAATTTATGTTTGTCACGATGGAAATAACAGACATAATGTTCCTATTACTAGGGAGGCTTTAGTAAGAGCTAAAGATACATTAAAGAATAAATTTTTAGTTGCTGGTTTTGACGGAAATGATTTTGAAGGTCACGAACCAGATGAACAAATAGTAGGGTTCTTCCCTGAAAGTTCAAAAATGAGATTTGAGAAAAGAAAGGGTAGAACATATTTAGTTGCTCAGGCAATAATGTCTAAAGTCTATGCAAATTGGGCTTATGAGATATTTAAAGAAAAAGGTAATCATAGAGATGTTTCTATGGAAATTACAGTTCTTGCTGGGCAAGTTGATGAGAATGATAACTTATTAACAATTGAAGAATTTGTCTTCAATGGAGTTACCATTTTAGGATTGAGCCACGTACCTGCCTGTGAAGGCAGTAGTGCATCTATAATCAAGTTTGACTGTGAAAATGCACTAAAAGTTTATAATGAACACCGTGATGATACTGCTATGGTGGAATTTTCAGGAAAGGAGGAAAAAGGTACAATGGATGAAACTAAAGAAGTAGTTGAAGAAGTTGAAGTTACTGTTGAAGCTGAAACTGAAAAGGAAGCTGAAAAAGTAGAAGAAACAACTGAAACTCAAGAAGAATCATCTAAAGAAGACGACAATACTATGTATTCTGAAGATGATAAAGAAAAGAACTTTGAATCTGAAGATGACAAATCAGACGATGACGAAGAGTCAGATGATGACAAAGAAGATTCAGATGATTCAGATGATGAATCTAAGGAAGATGTAGAAGAAGTTGAAGAAGAATGCAAAAACGAAGCTTCTGAAAATTGCGAAAGTTCTGAAGAATGTGAAAAATGTGAAGATTCTGAAGAATGTGAAGAAGCTAAGTGTGAAGCTAACGAAGAAAATCTTCCTACTGAAAATTGTGAAACTGATGAACCTGAAAAAGAAGAAGACCCTGAAACTGTTAAGGCAGAAAGAGATTCTTTAAAAACTGAATGTGAGGTTCTAAGAGACAAAGTTGAAAAATACGAAGCTAAAGAAAAATCAGTACAAGTAGAAAGTATAATTTCTGGTGTACGTGAGCTATTTAGTGCAGATGAAATTTCAGAGTTAAGAGAAGAATCAAAAAAATATTCATTAGACGAATTAAATATCTTTGAAAATGAAGTTAAAGCTAAATCTTATGATAAGATGATTTCAAGTAAAAATTTCTCAGTAAAAGATAAATCATTCACAAAAATGGCTGTTAACGATGTTTTAGATAATAAACAAAACACATCTAAATATACGTGGAAGTAATTAAAAATTAAGAAGGAGGAAATTTAAAATGGCAAAAATTGTTTTAATACCAAGTTTAGTAGCTGCTAAAAACATTGATTCATTAAATCAAAGTTTCTTAGATGCTTCTAATGATTATGATAACGGTATGGTATTCAATGCAGGAGCTTATGATTCTGCTAGTCAAACTTATACACCAGCTGCTATCAGTGATTTACACAATGTATTTATGGCATTCAGCCCAGAAGATACAATAATTACAGACTCTATGGGAAATGAATACAAAATCGGTATAAATGACCCAAGAACATTCACAAATGTAAAAGGAAAAGTATTTAGTGCTTACAGACCACAAGTTGGAGACAAAATTTTAATCTCTGCTGAAGGTATTGAAGGAACTGCTGATGATTTCGCAGTTGTAGCTGCTGGAGAAAGCAAATTACAATATGCTAGTGCTGCTGTATCAGGAGTATCATACAAAGTATTAGATGATAGTGCTTACATCTCAATCGGAGGAGCAACTAACATCGGTTCACAAAGAGTTGCTGCTATCTTATTAGAATGCGTTGCTATCTAATAATTAGGCAACAAAAATAAAAAATAGAAAATAATTTAAGAAATTTAAGAAGGAGGAATATAAAATGAGATTACCAAATAGTGTTTTAGCATTCACAGCAAATGATGAAGAAAGAAAAAATGCTTATTCAAAATTTGTTGAATATTATGAATCTTATATAAATGGTAAAAAAAGTAGTGCAGCTGGTACTACATTTGAAGAAATGAACAGTAAAATGTTAGAATTCTATACAGATGAAATCGAAAGAATGTCAGGAAGAAAAATAAGCGATTATAATGATTTAGCTACTTTCTGTAATTTCTCAGATGTTAAAGAATCTGCATTTGCTATTATCGGTATGATTACTGATTTAATTATACCTGATGCTTTAATTAAAGACTTAGGAGTTATTGCAGAAGTTAAAAATGGTTCTTGGGGAGACACTTTAAAAGTTGATATTGAACCAAGAGATTTATTCATCGTTGCTAAAGGTGGAAGAGCAAAAAGAGATTTTGATATAACTAGACAATTCAAAGGAGAAAAGACAATTGTTCCAGAATTACACGCAATTTCTGTTGGTATTTCTTTATATGATGTTTTAAGAGGAGCTTATACATTAGCTGAATTCGTAAGAAAAGCTGTTATGTCTATCGAAACTCAAATGAGATATGATATTTATGATGCTTTTGCTACTATGATGAACAACTTACCAACTACTGGTTCAGCTGCATTAAAGATTTCTGGATGGAATCAAGATTCTGCTATCGCATTAGCTCAAAAAGTTAGTGCTTGGAATGGTGGAAGACAAGCTATTTTCTTAGGAACTAAATTAGCATTATCAAAAATCTTACCTGCATCTACAAATACTAGAATCTTATTAGGAGACGAATATGTTAAAGTTGGATACTTAAGAGATTTCTTCGGAGTTTCTTGCATCGAATTAGAACAAGTTGCTGATTATAAAACTGAATTCGCAGTTAAATTAGACGACCAAAAAATCTATGTTTTATGCCCAGGTACTGACAAATTAGTTAAAGTATTCGTTGAAGGTTCTACATTAGCAAATAATGAAACTAACTTCGCAAATGCTAACTTACAACAAGTTGCTACATTATACAAATCTTATGGTGTTGGTGCATTTACTTCAGCTTTAGCTGGTGAAATTGCTCTATAATTTTTGTATATAAATATAGATATTTTAAAGGGTGTTGATGATAAATCAACCCCTTTTATTTTTAGTAAAAAAGGAGAGATATGATTATGGCAAATACTAAAAGTACGAAAAGTACAAATACAGTAAGTAAAAAAGAAGTAGAACAAATGAGACAACAAATGGAAGATATGCAAAAGTTAATTATCCAATTAACAGGTAAAGCATTCGACCAATCTCAAAATGTTCAATATGTAAATGATAGTAATAGAGACGTTACTTTAACATCGTTAACAGTTGGTGAATTAAATTTATCTACTGAAGGATATGGTCAAGGAGAAGTTTATACATTTTCTCATTATGGAGAACAACAAACAGTTCCTTATGAAGACTTAAAAAAGCTTATTAAAAACAATAAGCGTTTTATCGAAGGTGGTAATGTATTTATCAATGATGAAGAAGTAGTAAAAGAACAAAAATTAGTAAACGTTTATAAGAAACTATTAAGTTATGAACAAATTGAAAAGATTTTTAGTGAAGACAAAGGTACATTTGAAAAAATTTATCAAAGTATGACTCAAAATCAAAAAGAAACTTTAAAAGGAATTATATTCGATAAACTAAATAAAGACGAAAAGAGTGTTGATATGAATATTGTTCAAATTTTAAATGATGATATGAATATTGACATTATGAATGATTATAGAAATCAAAAGAAATTATTTGAAGAATTAAAAAATGAAAACAAACAATAAGGAGGTATATATATGACTTCATATGACGATATATTAGACCTCGCTTTAGTTTCCATTGAGGATTACCACTTAAATAGATTAGCTGTGGATTCTCCAAAAGATTTTAATATAGTATTAGAAGGATTTATGGTTAGGGGATTAGCAAATTTCGAAAATTGTAGAAAAGATTTATCTGACAGAAATGATGAAGAAAGAGTTTTCAATTGTGAATTATCAGAAATTGAAAAAAGTATTATAGCAGATTATACTGTTATAGCTTGGCTTGATAAAGAAATAAATGATGTTAGACAAATTACTGGTATGATGCAAAATAATAAAGAAGCACATAGATATTCGGAAGCTAATAACTTAAATGCTAAAATTAATAGAAGGAATCAATTAATCGAAGAGATTGCAACTAAAAAGACTACTTATAGTTTTAGTCAATCAAAATGGTTAAATGAGAACGCATTAGTATAATGAAATACGATTTTACATTAGATGATAAAACTACTTTAGATTCTTTAGCTATATTAATAAATCAATGTTGGAAAACATTACCTATTTTTGAAGGTAAAAATAAAGAAGGCGACATCGCTTATTCCCGTGATGAAGCTTATGAAAATTATCAAAAACATCTTTTATTTTTGAGCACTAAATTAATTGGTGCCAGTGAACTATGGCAAAACAATCAATATTATGTAGAATTACTTTATATGATTGAAGGTATGAAAAAATTTAGTCCAGAGGAACACGACAGAGTTAAATATATAGTAAATCATTGCACAAATCTCATAAATAGTATGAGAGATGAGGTACTAAAAAATGGCAATGAAGTATTATAATGCTACACAAGCATTTAGAACTACAAATCCTACAAAGGCATATCGTGATGATTTTGTAGCGATAAGCGAACAAACATTTGATAATGCACCAAACGTTAAATATAATGAAATTGAATATGAAGTTCATTATGGTAAACGTGATTTTAAACCTATACCAATGGTAAGGGTAGAACCAGTTGTTAATTATAATACTGGTATTCAAGTAGGAGATGATTATCAAGTATTTATTTTCACTCCAGATTTTCCTGAACCATATTATGGTATGAAATTTAAATGGGGAAGAAATTATTATTTAGTAATCAATGTAGATAAAGGTTCTGGATTATCTACCAGTGCAGAAGTTCGTAGATGTAATAATACATTAAGATTTTTTGATGAGAATGGGAATAAAATATATGAACCTTGCATTTTAGACCAAGTGCTAAGATTCACGAATAATAATGACACTATGACCATTGTCACTGGTAAAGCTGAACAATATATATGGTGCCAACGTAATAGTAGAACAATAAAAATTAAACCTAATGATAGATTCTTATTTGGTGTTCCAGAACAAAGAATTGGGTTCAGAGTATACGCAGGGGGTTTTGGTAACTCGTTAAACACAATTACTGGAGACGATAATTCTCCTACATTAACTCAATTTTATGTAGAAGAGTATGAAATGAATTATCAAACGGATGATATAGAAAACGGTTTTGCTAACGCAGAAAGATTTGAATATAGTATTGATATAAGTGAAAATAATACTCACTTTGATGTCGGAGCTACAGCTGATTTAAGTTCCACTGTATATAGAGGAAAGGAAGTTGTAGAAGAAGAAATTCGTTGGTGTTCTTCAAATGATGAAATCATTTCTATTGATGGCAATAAGTTAACGGCACTTGCTCCTGGCGAGGTCACTTTAAGTGCTATTATGGTTGATAATAAACACGTTTTTGGTTCTATGACTGTTACGGTGTTAGATGATTCGGCTGAGCCTAATTATGATATTTTAATTAATCCAGATATTAATTATGTTTTAGAGAAAGAAGAAATAACAATTACTGCTACATTATATAAAAATGGAATAGAACAAGATGATTCATTAGAAATAGTAGATATAAGCGAGGGGGTTCCAAGAGATAATTATCAATTATTTGTTGACGGAAATACTTTCACTATTATAAATAAAAAGAAATATCTTTTAAAACCTATTAAGGTTAGATGTTCTAATGATAAAAAATCAAAAGAGTTTGCATTTACTTTAAGGGGGTTATATTAATGGCTGTTGATATGAAAGCTGTTAAAGATGCTTATGCTACTTATAATGTAATGCCAGAAATTAGTTATAAAATTCTTGAGCATCTTATGACTAATCCTGAAGCAGAAATAATTTGGAAATTATTAAAATATAATGATGCTGATGCTTGGGCAAAAGATAATTTAACAAGAGAAGAAAAGGCTGCTATGATTTATAATGGTATGAGTAATCAAGATGACTTTAATGTTTTTCTTGATTTCTTTATGGATGAAGCAACAAATAAAGAAAAGAGTTTTCTTAGAATTTATCCTGCCGCAGTATATCCTACGACAAGAACTTATGGTATATGTTCTGTAAACATAGAAGTTTTTATTCATTCTCAAATTAATCATTTGTCTAATTATACGACAAGGTTAGATACTATTATTCAAAAATTATTAGAAATTTTAAATGGTTGTGACATCGGCGGAGTAGGAGTCTTATTCTTTGATGATGATGCCACTAGCTACAATCGTATTATAACTGCTGGTGAAAAACCTTATAAAGGAAAAATTATTACAATGGGAGTTATTTTATCATAATGGATAAAGTTGGAGAATACGATTATTATTTATTTTATGATAAACCTATTCCATATAAGGAATTATTAATTTATCCTGCAACAATGGATAGATATTTGGATTTTCATTTTTATATAACTTGTTTATTGTTAGATAAAAATAGCATTCCGAATCCAGAAGTTATTACAATGACATATTTACAATTTATGTATTATATGGCAAGTACGACTGAGTTACCATATTTATATATGTTTAAAGAACTTTTGAAAATGGTTTTACATATAGATAACGATAGTGATTTATGGTTTGGTACCGACCCAAACGGTAAGGCTATTTTTAAAATTAAAGGGATTATTTATAATTCCGATGATTTAGATAAAATAACGGATATTATTTTTTTACAAAATAGTATTGAACATATAGATGATACAATTCAAAAAGAAGTAAGAGACGCAATGGAAAAGGCTAAGGTCTACAAAATGAAACAAAACGAATATAAAATGTGTTCGTTAGAAGACCAAATGGTATGTGTCTTAATTTCAACATCTTTAAAATTTGAAGATATTAATAAATTAACAATTAGAAAGTTCAGTAAAATTTTAGAGAGAGTTGACTATAAATTACATTACGAAATTTATTTAAGTGCAGAAATGTCTGGTATGGTCAAATTTAAAGACGAAAATAAGATTAAACATTGGATGGCTGATTTAACTAAATCAGATAAATATGAAGATGTTAAAGTCGATGCAGACGAAATGCACCATAAAATAGATGATGTAAATAAATAATTATAAAGGAGGAAATAAAATGAAAAAGTTTTTAGTTAGTACAGCTAACGTATATGGTTATGATTCAGATGATAATCTATTATTCGTTGGTACAACTTTAATGGACAGTTCAATTGAAACTACATTATCAAATACTGATGTTAGAGCTGGACAAGGAAACCAATTACAATATATCTATTATCATACAGCTGAAATGAACATAACTATTAACGAAGCTCAATTCTCATTACCATACTTAGCATTAAACGTTGGTTCTAGCATTGTTACTGGAGCAAAAGTATGGACAACTGAAGATGTAACTATATCTGCAGGAGCAGGAACTGTTCAAGGAACACCATTAGGAATCACTGGTTCAACTTTATATGGTTGGGTAACTGATAAAAATGGTAACGTTGAAAGAGTTACATTTACAGGAAATTCATTCACTATGAGTGATACAACTTATGAAGGAGATGTTTGTGTAAGATATTATTCAAACGATGCTGCTGCTAGACAAATTACTGTTTATGCAGATATGTTACCTTCTACAATTAGATTAGTAATGGAAGCACAATTATGTAGTTCTGATTCTACAACAAATAGAATTGGTACATTACAAGTTGAAGTTCCAAAAGCTTCAATGACTGGTGCATTTACATTATCAATGACACCAGATTCAGTTGCTCAAACACCATTAACAGTTAGAGCATTATCATATACTCCAACTAACAAAGGTGGATGTACTGCTGATAGACCAGTTTATGCTACAATCACTGAAATCTTATATGATTCAAACTGGTATGACAATGTTACAGCTTTAGCTATTGATGGAGGAGACTTCTCATTAGCAGTTGACGGAACAAAAGCATTAAAAGTATTCGCTGTACCTAATGATGGAACAGCTGCATTCTTAGCACCAACTACTGGATTAACTTTCAGTTCTGATGACGACACTAAAGCAACAGTTTCTACAAACGGTGTTGTTACAGGTGTTGCTTCTGGTACTGCAACTATTAAAGCTACTATCACTGACAAAACAGATATTGACGCAAACGTTATTGTTACAGTTGGTGAATAATTAAATGTCAACAACTAATTGCCAATATAGTCAATTAAAAAAGTCTGGTTTGGAGCAAAGTTTAATTTGCTCCTTAACAGGCAAATATTGTACTAAACAAAGGTATTGTCCTGTTCAACGAAAATTGGTTAATACTGATGATTGGCGAACTTGTGCTCAATTACAGAAGGAGGACTTAAATATGGCTAATAAAAGAAACTACAAGAAAAAAGTAGAAGAAACTAAAACAGAAGTAATTGAAGAAATTATTCCAGTTGAAGTTGAAGAAAAATTAGTAGAAGAACCTATTCCTACAATTGAAACCGAGGAAGTCGAAGAAAAACCAAAAGTTGATGAGGAAGACAAAAAGGTTATTGATACTAAATATGAAGTAATATTGGCAACTCCAACTTATTATATTATTAATAAGAATGGTAAAAATATTACTATTAAAGAAGTTAATTCTTATAAGAAAGGGGATATTGTTATTTTATAACATCCCTTTTCTTTTTTACTTTTAGAAAAATCAGGAAGGGAAGAATAATATGGATAATATTACTTTAGGACAAATTGCTTTATTATTAGCAGAAATAGCTGGTGTAATAGTTTCCATAGGTACAATTGTGGGGGTTGTAATAAAATTATCAGGCTGGATAAAGAAAAATAGAAAAGAAAAAGAAATAAACCCTATTTTAGAAGAAATTAAAAAAGTTAACAATAAAATAGAAGAAGTTAATAAAAATGTAGACGATGTGAGAAATGATATGTCTACTAAAATGGATGAAAATTATAAGCAACTAAACAATAAGATTGACTCATTAGAAATAAATCAGTGTAAGGATGCAATTATAGATTTTATATCAGACGTAAAGTCAGGTAAAAATGTTTCTTCTAAAGAGGAACGTGCTTACGAAGCGTATGATAAATATACAAATGTATATCATCAAAATTCTTATATCCATAAATTGTGGGAAGAAAACGTAAACACAACAAAGGAGTAGATTAAATTTTGGAAACCATTATGATTATAATAGCTCTAATGATTATAGGATTTATAATAATCCCTGTATCTTTAAATTTATGTAAGGAACAAATATGGGAATTTGTTAAAGAGAATATAGAAAAGGACGCAAAATATAGGAAAATGGTGAAAGAAATGATGAAAGGAAAATAAGGAGATGGAAATTTTAGGGATTGATGCTGCAACTAAGAAAACCGGTTATAGCGTTCTTAATTCTACAACCGGAGAGTTAGTTGAGTATGGATTAATTAAAACCAACTCTGAAGATGTTAGGGAAAGAATGAAAGAAATTTATTTTGAACTAACAAAAATTATTAAACAACATAAGGATATAAAGGTAGTTGTTGTTGAGGATGTACCAATATCTTCACATAATAATTTGAAGACAGGAAAAGAACTCAGCACACTACAAGGTGTTATCTTAGGGGTATGTTTTGAACAATGCCTACCTTGGGTAGTCTATGCCCCATCTGGATGGCGTTCAAGAATGAACTTATATGACGGCACTCGTGCTGGTATGAAGAGAGCCGTTCAGAAAGAGTTGGCAGTAGACAAAGTAAATGAATTATATAATTTAAATTTTAATTATTATATTAGAGATACAAAAACAAAACAAAGTGACGATGATGTGGCGGAAGCCATACTAATCGCTAGAGCTTATTTTTTAGAAAAAAAGGAGGATTAATTTTATGGATTTAAAATTAAAAAAAGATTATTTAACAAAAGAAGAAATAGACGCAATTATTGTTGCTGCTATGGGAGCTTTTAGGGAAGAAAGTTTAATTGAAGGATTGAACTTTAATTATCTTGCAATGGAACATTCTTTCATAGATTCTTTAGGAATTATTTGTGTTGAAAATTTTGATGATGAAATTAGAGACAAAATTTATAATGAAGGAATTAGAGAGGAATTTATAGATAGTATAAAAAATGCTAGATATACATATAATTTATTAAATAAAATTGCAGATAAATCTATTAATAATTTAGAAGGGGTAATTAGTAAGTTATTTGGAGATATGGAAAATAGTAATCCAGATTTAAATGATTTACAAAAAGCTTTACCTCAACTTCAAGAAGTATTTAACAAATACGATAATATTATGAATAGAAATACTGAGGAAACCAAATAATGGTTTTCTCTTTTTTTTAGAAAAAATCAAAATTAAGAAAGGGGTAATATGCAAATGATGAATGAAGCTGCTGCAAAGTCATTATTTTTAGAAATGGTTCAAGATGCTATAGATAAAACTTCTATAAAAATGGCTAGAGAATTAGAAAGAAGAATTATTGCTAGACCTCAATCAGAGTATTATTTTCGAACAGGCGAATTGGTATCAGCATTGATGAATCCTCCAAAAGCATATTATTCTGGAAATAATATTATTTTTAATTTAGTCGATGAAAAAAAAATACATCAGACTATCGTAAAAACCGCAAGAAGATTTAATGAACATATGAGTTTGGGCGGTCAAAAATCTTATGATGGTATGAGTATTAAATATCATTCTTTAATTAATCAAAACTATGGGTACACGGTACCTACTGGTAAAAAAATACCAGGCTTACATTATATTGAAGGTGCTTTAGGCACTGATAATATCGAAAGTTATTTAAACAATGAAGTTCAAAATTTATTAAGAAAATATTTAAATAATTTAATGAAGGGGGTGAAATAATATATGGCAAAAAATCCTTTTTCTGGTTCTATAGATGTATCATCTTTAGTTCAAATATTACAAGAAGTTACAAATGGAACTAAATCTGTTGCTAGTGCAGAAGAAGAACTTCAAAAAGCATATAAAAAAACAGTAGCTGAAGTAAAAAAGTTAGAAAAAGCTCAAAAAGAATTAAATGATACAAGAAATATAAATGCACAATTATCAGAACTTAAAAATAGTTTAAATCAAATTCAAGATGCACTTAAGAAGGTCGGAACAAATTCTACTGGAACAACTAAAGGTTTCAAATCAATGGAGGATGCTTTAAAATCTATTAATGTTAGTTTGGATGGATTTAAAGAAAAAAGTTCAAATATTACAAGTGCCGGGAATAAAGTAACTCAATACACTAACGGAATGAATCAATTAGTTACTGTGACACAAAAGGGTTCTGGTGCAACAGCCACTTATAGTGCCAAAGTAAAAACATTAAATACTCAAGTTCAACAATCTACAAAACATATTAAAAATGCTGCTTTTGCAACTGAAAATTGGTCTTATAACTGGGCTAAGGCAATGCAGTCATTCTTAACATATAATACGGTAACTCAGTTCTTTAATACTATTATGAATAGTATCCACGATATGATTGAACAAGTTAAAGAATTAGATGATGCTTTAGTTGAATTAAAAAAAGTTACAGACCTTGAAGGTGCATCACTTGAAAGATTTGTAGATGACGCTTATGCTGCCGGACATACTGTTGCAAAAACAGGAACAGAAATGATAGAAGCAGCTACTGCATTTGCAAAAGCTGGATATAAAGATGAGGCTCTTGAATTAGGAACTGTAGCAGCTATGTATACTAATATCGCAGATGAAGCGATAGATGCTGCTGACGCAGCTGATATGATAATCGCACAAATGAAAGCATTTAATATCACTGCTGATGATTCAATGCACATTATTGATGCAATTAATGAAGTATCAAATAACTTTGCAGTAAGTTCTGCCGATATTTCACGTAACCTTGGTAAAGCTTCTGCCGTAATGGCTAATGCAGGAAACTCAATGGAACAATACATTGGTTTAATGACTGCCGCAACAGAAGTTACAAGAAATGCTAGTAAAGCAGCAAATGGTTTAAAAACTTTAACTTTACGTCTTCAAGGAATGAACGAAGAGGGAGAAAAAGATTTAGAAGTTCAAGCTCAAATGGAAGGTTTATTTAATAAGCTTGGAATTTCTGTTTATAAATCTAATGGTGAATTAAAAAATACATATGAGATTTTAGAGACTTTAGCTCCTATTTATAAAGAATTAACTAATGCCGAAAAAGCTTATGTTACTGAAACAATTGCTGGTAAATATCAAGCACAAAATGCTGCAGCTATTTTAAATAACTGGTCTACAGCTGTTGAGGCAACAACAACAGCTATGAATAGTCAAGGAAGTGCGGCTGCAGAAAATGAAAAAGTTTTAGATTCAATTCAAGGACATTTACAACAATTAGCTAGTTCTTGGGAAGAATTGTCTAAAAATGTTTTTAATAGCGATTTAATTAAATTTATAATTGATTTAGGAAACGCATTTTTAAAGCTTGCTAATAGTAATGTTGTTCAAGGAATTGCAAAAATTGCAGTTTCTTTAGCGGCTGTTAATATTGCAATGAAGGTATTTGATACTGCCAAAACGAAAGTAATGTTATTTACTAATGGTATCACTAAAAATACCGCTGCTTTATTAATGAATGCAATGGCGGAAACAAAATTAAATAATGCTACAAAGAAAGAAATAATACAATTATTAGCTTCTAAGGGAGCTATTGATAAAAATACTAAATCTATTTCTAAAAAGGCAAAAGCTGAGATTGCGGCTAAATTATCTGCTGCAGGGTTAACTAAAGAGGAACAAAAAGCTGTCCTTGCATCAATGAGTCAAGTAACAGCAAATGGAATATTAGCAACGTCAACATTTAGCTTAAAAGGAGCTTGGGATGCTTTAACAGCTTCTATTATGGCAAATCCTATTGGGGCTATTTTGGCTGCTGTTACTATTACTGCAAGTATAATTTCTTCTATAGTTAGTAGTTCTCAACAAAAAGCCGAAGAACAAAGAGAAAAATTAAAAGAATTAAATGAAGAATCTATTAGTAAATATGAAGAATCTACTGCTACTTTGGATGAACAAAAAGACACAGTTAAACAATTAAGAGAAGAATTAGCGGATAATAATATTACGCAAGAAGAAGCAGTTAAAATTAAAGAACAATTAGTTGAAATTCAGAAACAATTAATTGAAAAATATGGCGATGAAGCTAAATCTATTGATACTGTTAATGGGCAATTAGATAAAGAAATAGAGAAAATAGAAAAATTAAAAAAGATAGATGCTGAAAGATTTTTAGCAGAAAATGCTGCAAATTTTAAAAATGCTTCAATGGTTAATTACAAAGCTAATATGGGTGGAAGCAATGTTATTGGTGTAACCGGAAGTAATGAAGATTTTGTTGATAAAATATCTGAAGGAAAAGGTTGGGGAGATGCTTTTTCTAATGATTTTGCTAATAATAAAACTTTCGCTCAATGGTTTTATAATCAAGTTTTAGATGAAATAAAATCATATAATGAAGCTTATAATAAAGCTATGAATGAGGGAAACGAAGAATTAGCTGAATCTATTGCAAAAAAAAGAGATGAATTAAGTTCTTGGGCAAAAAGTCAAGATATTAAAAAACAATCAGAAGATAGCGTCAAGACTTTTGATAGTATTATTGATGCTTATATTAAAAGCGATGATAATTTATCTAAGGCTTATAATGCAATGCAGCAAGGAATTAAAGATGGTAAAAACATTAATCAGGCTTATGTTGATGCTACTGAAGCAATTATAGAAATGCAAGAAAATAATAAGCTTGATGATGAGTGGTCATATAATTTAAGTCAATATTTTAAAACTTTATTTTGGGATTATCAAGACACCTTAGAAGACGAGGAAGAAAAAGCAAGAAAAGAATCTCTTGATTCATATCAAAGAGGGGCATTAGGCAGAACAGAGTCTAATAAAGGTAGTGTTATAGATGTTTTATTCTCTGATATGGAGGGTAAAACAGATGCCCTTAAAAATATGTATTCTCAACTTAAGGAAGTTGCTGATGGGGAGGCTTTAACAGCAGAACAAGCAACTCAAATAATTAATGCTTTTGATGAATTTGAAATTGTCAACGGTAATTTAGTTGATAGTATGGGTAATGTCACTGGTTCATTAGATGACATATTATTATATTTTAATGGTGTTAATGCAGAAACAGTAAGAGCAGATGATTTAATTACTGGATATTCAACAAAATTAGATGGAATTACTGCTCAGTATAATACACTAACTGCTGCAGTAGATGAATATAATGAAGCAGGATATTTATCTTCTGAAACTTTAAAGAAAATAATGGACGGAGACCTTCTTCAATATTTAAGTTATGAAAATGGTCAATTAGTAGCGAATACAAGTGAATTATATAACAATGCAGAATCAGCAAGAATTGCCGCTTCTCAAAAATTATATAATGCTATGGCTGATGATATTTGGGCTGTATCTGAAGGAAAATTAGAAAATGCTTCTAGTTTAGCACAAACTGCTGTAAAAAATTTAGGTAATAGTGCTGAAACATCTGGAAATCAAGCTGCAACGGCAACTGGTAAATTTATTAATTTTGCTGAAGCTGTTGATTTAGCAAATAAAGCTTTAGACGGAAAAGAATTATCTTCTGATGTTAAAAAGAATATTAAAGCCGTAGAAGACGCTTATAAACCTTATTTTGATTTATTATCAAAACCAATTAATATTGAGAAGAAAAAATACTCTGGTTCAGGCTCTGGTTCTGGAGGTTCTGGTTCTTCTAAATCTTCAAAAGAATGGTGGGAAGAACAATTAGATAATCTTAAAAACCAATATGATAATAATGAAATTACTATTAACGAATATATTAACAGTTTACAAAATTTATTAGGAAAAGTTGGTCAAGGAACTGATGCTTGGAAAAAAATAAATAAAGAGCTTCAAAAACAAAAACTTGATAAAATTAAAGACGATTACAATGCAGGAAGAATTTCTTTAAATCAATATATTATATCTTTACAAAATTTACAAAAAGAATATAAACAAAGTACAAAAGAATGGAATACTTTAGCTGATGCAATAAAGAAAGCTAAATTAGACCAATTAAAAGAACAACAAAACGATTTAAAATCTGCTTTATCTGCTGTTAATGATGTTTTAGATAAACAAATTGATGAATATAAAGATTTAAAAGAAGCTGCAGATGATAGATATGACGATGAATTAGATAAACTAAAAGATTTAAAAGATGAGTTAGAAGATAGTAATGATGATTATGAAAGAGCTCAAAGAGCAGTTGTTCAATTTTTAAATGAACAATTAGATGCTATTGAGGAACAAAGAGATACTGTCGAAAATTATTATGATGATGTTATAGATGCTATCGAAAAAATGAATGATGATACGAAAGAATCTATAGAGCTTGCTGAAGCATATGAAGCTTTAATGAATGCAATGACTCAAAAGACAAAAAAAGTTTACAAAGAAGGTCTTGGATGGGTTTGGACAACAGATGCCGAGGCTATTAAAGAAGCAAAGAAAACTTATGATGATTTAATTAATAGTGCTACAACAAAAGAAATAGAAGAACAAAAAGATAAGACGGTTAAATCATTAGAAGAACAAATTGAATCTTTACAAAATTATATAGATTCTTGGGATAAAGTATTTGATAAATTTGATAATGAAAAAAATAGAAATCTTGCAGATATTTTATTAGGTGAAAATTGGTCTGAAATGGTTTCTAATTTAGACCCTCAAATAGTTGATGATTTTTCTGATGCTTATTACGAACTTCAAAAGAACTTAGAAGAAACAGAAAAGCAAATTGAAGAGTTAAATAAGCAAAAAGAAGAAGAAGACGAATATTGGGATAAATTAATAAAAGATTTACAAGATTATAAAGGTGAATGGGCTGACGTAGCAAGTGTTTATGAAGAAGCACAAAACGCCTTAAAAGCTAGACAAATAATGGGTGCAAATTGGGAGAAGGAAATACTTGATAGAAGACTTGATGTATTAGAAAACTTTAAAAATAAATATAATGCTATTCTTGCAGAAATTGATAAAGTTGATAATATGTCTACAGACCAAGCATCAGGTTATACTGCTTTAAGATTACCTGGATATGCTAATGGTGGAGAAGTCGATTATACAGGTCTTGCAGTTCTACACGGAACTCCAAATAAACCAGAATATGTATTAAATAATTCTCAAATGAGAAATTTATTAGGTAATTTAACTAAACCTAGAACTACATCTATTATTAATAATAAGAATGGTGCAGTTGTAAATAATTATAATTTTGGAGACATTGAATTACCAAATGTTACAAATGCACAACAATTTGCAAACGAATTAAAATCAATGTTAAATATAACAAAAAATCAATAGGAGTGGTGAGGACACAAATGTCCTTACCTTCCTAATAAAAAGGAAGGAGGAATAAATGTGATTTATCAACCTAGGTCAATACAACCAACATATAAATCTATAGATGCAAATAGTATTGAAGAAATATCATTAGTAATGAACACTAGCGATAAAGTTACTGCATATAGACTAACAGTATATGACTGGGAAAACAACGTGATTTATCAAGGAGATAAAACCGACTTCGCTGTTGCTCTATATAATGGAGATACTGGATTTATTGAATTAGGTGAAGATATTGGTCTTGAAAATGGTAAAGATTATAAGTGGACTGCAAGATTGTATCAAGACGATGCTAATATGCAAATCACTTATGGTAATGTAGTTGAACCAACTTTATATAATTATGATATTCCTTCTGGTGGATTAAGTGAAGATGATTATGTGATAGAAGTTGGAGATTATGGCTTTTCTTTCAACTTACCATTAGATGCTTCACAAGGAGATGTATTGTGTTATGATTCTTATGATGACACAATTATATTAAGATACAACAGTGGAACGAGTGAAAGTTCGTTGGCTGCAACAAAAATAACTTTAGGTAATTTTGCAGATTTAACTATGACTCAAGATGGAGATGTTTATAAATATACTGTTACAAGTGACGGTTTAAATGCTGCAGATTATCATATAAAAGTATTAGGAAGAGATGTTTGGTTTACTACTTTAAGTGATTTAAAAGAAGGAGATTATATTACATATAATCCATCTACTAAGAAAGTAACTCAAACATATAATGATATAACTATAAGTTTACAAACAATTAATGCTGTAGAATTAGAAGTTACACAAGCATTAAATACAACAACAAATATTTATTTGAAACAGAATATAAATATTAAATCTGGAATGTTATTAAATATTGGTAGTGAAACTAAAGAAATTTCAGATTATAATGTTAATACTGGATTATGTATAGTTAGTGAAGCCTTTAGCAATATTCCAACTCACGAAGATAAATATATTATTTATTCAGATTTTATTGAAACAACGCCCGAAAATGTTTTATATGTAAGAGAAACTCCTGTTGTTACTATCACAAATTATCAACAAGAAATACATACTAAAGAATATACTTTTACTGGTTCTTATGTTCAATCAGATAATGTTCCTTTAGTTTATTTTATTTGGAATTTATATTCTGTAACAGAAAATGGAGCACAATTAATTAAAACTTCTGGAAAGGTTTATAGTGCTAATATTCAATTTTATTATAATGGATTTAAACCAGGAGAAACATATAGAATAGAATTGGGCTGTGAAACAGAATTTGGAGTATTAACAACTACAAGAGCTTTAAATTTTTCTTGTAATTATTCTGCTTTATCATATGATGACCAGCCTGTTACTGTTAGTACCGAAGACCAAGGATTAAGAGTTTCTTGGGCAACATTAACAAGCGATGCTCCATATTCATTAAGTACAAATCAAGCAAGAGGATATATTCAATCAAATAATAACTCTTCTAATGTTATTTGGTTAGAAAGAGGACAAAATATATATCCTAATCAAACTGTTGTAGTTGGTTCTGATGAATTAGAAGGAATTATTTTAACATATAATAAAAATAATGGTAAAGCAACATTAAGTACACCTTTAGCACACGCACCAGAAAACGGTGATTATTATTATATTATTGCAGAGCCAGATTATAATTTAACAGGAATAAATATTTTAAATGACGTTCCTTATAATGGCGTAAATTCTGCACAATTAGGAAATAATTTACTTGTTTATGAAAAGCGTGGAGGATTAGCAACTTGGGCTGATGAATATCAATTAACAATGCAATTTAAACCAGATGAAGATTTCTTTTTTGGAAATAATGGAATTTATAATGATATGATTCAAATAGCCAGATATAAATCTGAAAGTGATGATATTCACGATTTAATTATATATGCTAGAAATTATAATTTTGGGGCTATGAGTCCTGCCACTAATGATGGAAATTTAATCGGAGGTCAGGTTACTCAACCAATTACGATTGATAATCAAGTAACGGTAAGTGGAAATATAGATTTATCAGATGGAATAAAATATATATGTTTTGTAAATTCTGGATATGTTGATAAAATTGAAAGTTTTAATTCAGAAACAAATATTATTACTTTAAGCAAGAATATGGATAATTCTGTTAAACCTAATGTTAATGATTATTATTTCTTATATTCTGCAGTTGAAACAGCATTTTATGATAATCCTAATAATACATTTGTATTACAAGCAACTAATATTCAAAACATATATGCTGACTATATATGGACTGATGATAGTTCTTGGAATGACAGTTATTATTGGGTAGAAGGCGGAACTCAAATTGGAAGGGCTTCAGAAAATTGGTGGAAAATTAAAATAACAAATAATGATATAAAGGTATTGGAAGGAGGAGTATAATAAATGGCTACTTTAGATAAAATTCAATTTAATAGCAATATAACTTTAGATTTTGCACATTTTGAAAAGCAATATCAAGATAAAAATTCAGATATTTTTGTTACTAAATATAAACCTATCGCCAATAATTATACTCGTTCTTTAATATGTTTTGAACCAGATGGAGATTATGATTCTAAAGGTATGTCTCAAGATGCTTTAGGTTATGTATTTTCTATTTATAGAAATGAAATAGGAGATAATGTTTTAAAACCTATTTATACTACAAGTGTAGGACAATTATCAATAGTTGATTATAATGTTAGAAATCAAAAACAATATCAATATTATGTTTTTAAAGAAGACGAAGAATCTTCTTCAAAGGCATCTGTTTCTAATGTTGTTGACACTTGTTGGTGGGATTATGCAATTATTGGTATGGATTTAGAAGATGAAGATACTTTAACTTATAAAGTTAATCCAAAAGACGTATGGTTATTTCAATCAAATGTTGCAAGTGATAGCACGACACAAAACTTTTCTAAAACGACTTATCAAACTCTTACTGAATATCCAACTGTTTCGATGGGTAAAGCTAATTATGCAACAGGTTCATTTAGCGGTTTAATTGGTAGAGTTAGAAAAAATGGTTATGATGAAGATGTTAGATTACTTGAGGATTGGAATGATTTTTGTGCTAATTCACAATTAAAATTATATAAAGATAGAAAGGGACATAAATATATTGTAGATATAACTTCAAGTTCATCACAAGTCGCTGATGAGACTAGAGAACAAGCTACAACGGTTAATGTTGGATGGACTCAAATAGGCAATGCAGATAATTATGTTATTATAGGTGATTAGTTATGGCAAGGTCTATTTATCAAATTCAAGCTTTGGCTGATATTGCCAGAGAATATTTAAAAACTGTATATGGAGAATATTTAATTTTAACAAGTTCTTCAAATTATGATTTAGATGGTTTAGAGAAAGCACTTGAAACTGGTAAATATGAAGCCAAATTTAGATTATTTGTTTTACATCCAGATGAAACTATAAATTATGAAATTCCACAAGAGGATATAATTTTAGGTTCTGGTAATTATAATGAAAATTATCAAAATGGTCAAAGACGTAATTTAAATATTAATTTAGTTAATAAAGATGGAAAATACACACCAAGTATAAACACAATTTGGGTTCATAATAAATTTAGATTTGATATTGGAATATCTTTTGGAGGAGAGACTTTTTGGTTTCCAAGAGGTATTTTTATTATGGGAAATCCAAGCTCAACTCATCAAGATTCTGATAAACAAGTTACTTTAACTTTAGAGGATAAATTTGCTTTATTAGAAGGAAAGATGGGAACTTTAGAAACAACATATGAAATACCTGCAGGGACATTAATCAAAGATGCTATTGAAGGTATTTTAACTATAGACACAGGAGCTGGTTATCCATTAGATTTAAAACCAATTCTATACGACCATAATTTTGATGGAATAGTAACTCCTTATACAATAACAAAAGACCCTGGTTCTAATTTCGGAGAAATGATTCTTGAATTAGCCGATATGTTAGGAGCAGAGTGTTTTTATAATGATATAGGGAATTTATGTTTTATTGATATTAATGAGACAATTCAAGACCCAAATAAGCCAATTATTTGGCATTATAGTGACGAAAAGAAAGAATTTTTAGATTCATCTACAAGTTATGATTTTGGAAATGTTGTAAATGAAGTACACGTTGTTGGAGATAATGTAAATGGAAAAATATTTAGTGCTGTTGCATCTAATAATGACCCAGCATCTCCAATATGTATAAAAAGAATAGGAAGACATATAGAATATATTAATGATTCGGCTATTTATAGTGACAAATTAGCACAAGATAGAGCTAATTATGAATTAAGATGTAAAAGTATTGTCAATACAAGTGTTTCGATTTCTACAACTTTTAATCCATTAATATTTGTAGATAATATTATTACTATAGAAGATAGTTTTTATAATTTTAAAAGAGAAAGATTTGTTATACAATCAATTAGTTATAATATTGGAGTAGACAATAAAATGTCTATTACTTTATCAAATGTAACTAATGCAAATGCCGTTGATGACACACAAAATAGATATTTAGCAGACAATGCACATAATTTCATTACAACGGCATATGGAGAATTTATGTTGGTAGGAGGGAGATAATATATGAGAGGAAAGAAATTTAGTTCTCCTAGAGATACTAATAATAGCGATGCTATTGCTATTAAAAATGTTATTCAAGAAATAGCACAAGAAGAAATTAAAAAATTTGGATTTCCTACATATAAAGCTGCAATTGTTCGCAAGATTAATGAAGATGGAACAGTAGACTGTTATTTACCTCCTAACGAAGAAAATCTAGTTACTGGAATATTAAATAAATGTGGAGAACTTTTATTCGTAGGAGATAGTGTTGAACTAGAAACTAAAAACGGAAGTTTAACAAATTGCTGGGTAGCAATTAAACACGGAACCAATGTTCAAGGTCAAGCTGAAGAAGTTGAAAATCTTAGTGGTGAAGTTGTAATGAAAGTTCAAAATGGAAGACTTTCTGTAACCGAACTTAATCGAGATGCTAATTTAGGTAATGCCTTTACTATTATTGCCGAGGATATTAACTTAGATGGTATGAATATAAAATTAAATGGTTCTCGTGGTATTACTATTACATCGCCATATTTTAATGTAACAAGTCAAGGTTATATCACTGCTACTGGTGGTAAAATTGGTGGTTGGGAAATGGGAGCCACAAGATTATATAGTGGTACAGGAGCTAATTATGTTGCACTTGATAGTGGAACAGCAAATGTTGATTATCCTATTTGGGCTGGAAACGAAAATCCAGCTAGTGCTCCTTTTAGTGTAACCAGAGGAGGAACTATAAAAGCTACAAATGGTACTATTGGAAGTTTTACGTTAAATACTAATAGATTATATAGTGGTTCAGGAAATACAACTGCTGGTATTGGAGTATATGGAAGTGACCACGCATTTTGGGCTGGAAGTGAAACATCTAGTTCTGCACCATTTAGAGTTGGTCACGGAGGAGGATTAGTTGCCACAAACGCTAATATCACAGGAACAATTTCAACTAACAATATAACTGCAACAGGAGGGACTATCGGAGGATGGAATATTGATAGTGCTCAATTTCAAAAACAAATTGGAGAATATTCTTTTGAAATACGTTCTGATAGGGGTTCTGGAGACCCGGCATTATTAGTATATAAAAATCAAGGTTCAAATCAAGGATATAAATTCTATGTTAGACCTGATGGTTACTTATATGCTACAAGCGGTTCAATTTCTGGTAATCTTGTTGGTTCTGGTATTAATGCTAGTAATATTAGTGCTGGACGTTTAAATATTTCTGATGGTAGTGGTCATTATTTAAGAATGGGATTTTCTGAAGGTAATAACCCTTCTGTTTCAGGATTAAATGTTGGTTCTGGAGGTATTGCTTGTACGAGTGCAGGTATAAGAGCTTATAGATATATTACTGAACAAAATGGAGCTCAATATAGTGGACAAGATGTGGCAATTCAAATATATGACGGACACGGAAAAGTATGGTATTTAAGTTTTAGAGGCGGAATATTATATGCTTCTGAATATAAATAATAGTATAAAAGGAGGAAAATAAAATGGCTTTTGGAAGAAGAAAAAAAGTAGAAAATAAAAAGGCTGTTGTGGAGGAAGTTAGGAATGAAGAAATTAAAAAAGAAGAGGAAATCTTGGCTGATGATAGCACAACAGATGTTGAAGAAACAAAGAACGAAGAAATTAAGACAACAGATGAATCAAAAGAAAGAAAATTATCTATAAAAAAAGGAGCAAAAGTAATTGCCAATGGTAGATGTTTTGGTTCACAAAATTTAGAATGTCCTTTAAAAACAGTTAAAAATTATGAAACAAAAATTATAGAAGTTTCAGAAAAGAGTGTCTTAATTGATGAAGGATGGATTAGTAAAGAAAATATTAAATAAGAGTTAAAGGGGTTTTGGCTTTTATATATAAATTTAAGAAGGAGGTAACATAAATGGCTAAACAAACAATCAATAATCTTGAATCGGCTGCTACTGTAAGAAGTAAATTAAATAGCAATTTTACAGAATTATATGACCAAAAAGCAGACAAAAACCATTCATATACTGATTCAAGTTATGGTGCTGCATCAAGTGAACTTTTTGGACACGTAAAAATTGATGTTGCTAATGGTTTAAATGTTAGTGATGGTGTAGTTAGTTTGGCTCTTGCAACAACAACAAGTGCTGGTGCAGTACAACTAGCTGATTCTCTTACCTCAGATGATTCTGGAAAGGCATTAACAGCCGCTCAAGGTAAAGCCTTAAAAGATAGTTTGACATCACTAGACGAAAATACTCCTCCAAAAAATCACGCAGTTAATAATAGTGATTATGGTCTTGCTACAGATACTTTATATGGGCATCTAAAAGTTACTTCTGGAAACGGATTAACTTTAGATAATGGAACATTATCATTAAATGCTGCAACAACAAGTTCTGCCGGTGCAGTGCAATTGGAGGACTCATTAAGCTCTAGTTCTACAACTAAAGCTTTAACGGCTAATCAAGGTCGAATATTAGATGAAAAGAAACCTGATGTATTTAAAGGCACATCTGTTCCTGACAATAGTCTTGGAAGAGATGGGGATTTATACATCTTGTTAGGGAATAATTAAGGGGAGGTGTAAATTATGGCAGTAATATCAGAATATCCATTACATAATACTGGACAAGAAGTTCAAACGGCAATAGACGACGCATTAGATACATTACCACGTCAAGTTGCATTAAAAGCTAATACAGCAGATGTATTAACTAAAACAAATACCGAAGTTTACACTCCTACTGCAGATTATCATCCATCAACAAAAAAATATGTAGATGATAATTTACCAACAGTAGACGTTGGTCAAACAACAACTGGAGCTGAAGGTACAGATGCAATTGTAGTTAATTCAGGAACACCTCGTCATCCAATTTTAGATTTCACAATACCAAGAGGTAATACTGGTGCAGCTGCAGGATTTGCAACACCAACAGCAACAGCTAATACTTTGGAACCAGGTTCAAGTGCAACTGCATCTGTAACTGCAAGTGGAGAGGCAACTAGCAAATTATTTGCTTTTACTTTTGGTATTCCACAAGGACTTCAAGGTATTCAAGGTGAACAAGGTTATTATGTTGATAAAATTGAAAAAACATCTGGAACTGGTGCAGCTGGAACGACAGATACATATACAATGTATTTAAATGATGAAAATGAAACTGTTGCCGGAACATTTGATGTTTATAACGGTGCTGATGGACAAGGTGCTGGTACTGTAACAAGTATTGGAATAACAAATAGTGATAATTCATTATCTGTATCTGGTTCACCAGTAACATCACAAGGAAATATTAGTGTTGGACACGTTAATTCTATAACTGCTCAACAAACAATGGGTGTTTATCCTATTAAAATAGATGCTTCAGGACATATTACAGAATATGGAACTGTTGCTGAAAATGGATTAATGTATAAAAATGTTTATGATACTGATGACAATGGAATAGTTGATGGAGCTGAATCTTTACATAATGACGAAGACCAAATTTGGTTTGAGTTATCGTAAGGAGATGATTTAAATGGCAACAACATCTGGAACATTATGGAATGAAAAAGTAATCGTTCCTAATGAATGGAGTGGTGGTCAATTAGTAACTCCAGAAGTTAAATCTACAGTCACTTATTCTTGTGAAAGAAATGGTGGAACTTTAAAAATAAAAGTAGACACAGCAAATCATTGTACTAGCAGAGGTGCTTATTGGGATTGGAGATGGGCTTTTTCTGTATCTGTTAACGGAACAGAAATTGCTAATAATATTCAAATTAAACCAAGAACTTATTTAAATACTATTGGAACACACGTATATACAGCTTCAACGGGTGATTGTTATGTTAATATAGGAACAGCTAATCAGATAACAATATCTATTAGCTTTTTTGATACTGAAGCTTATAACACTTGGAAGCAAAGACGTGCTATGGGAGGAGGCAGTATTGTATTAGGAAATATACCTCAAATTCCTGGTGTTTCAATTAGTGAAAATAATAAAACTCATAATAGTATTAGAATAAATTATTCTGCAGGTTCAGGATATGATTATGTTAAATTTTATGTAAACGGTTCTGATAAAGGTAATTTTAGTAGTAGTCCAGTTAATTTAACCGGATTAAGTCCTAATACTACTTATAAAATTAAAGCTAGAGCACACGGAAATGGTGGTTTTGGAAATGAAAGTAATGAATTAACAATAAAAACTTATTTAACACCATCAACTGTTAGCTCTGACAATATAGATAATATAGAACCTTTTACTTGTACTGCAATTATTAATTCTAGCAATACAAGTAATACAAGTAAATATGAATTCACATTATGTGATAAAAATAAAAATCCTATTGGTTCACCAATACAAACAAATAATTCGTATTATAATTTTACAGGTTTACAAGAAGAAACTGAATATTATATAAGGTATAGAGTTCAATCAAAAGATTCGGGTAACTGGTCTGGGTATGTATATAGTAAATTATTTAAAACTCCAGCTGACCAAGTTAGAGCTTGGACGAAAAGTGACGGAAAATGGAATAAAGGTAAAATGTATTATAAACACAATGGACAATGGGTAAAAGCTAAGAAAATTTATATAAAAATAAATGGACAATGGGTTTTATCTATTAATAAATATGATTAGAAAGGGGGATTATAAATGATGTTACTTAGTGATAATAATCAAAAGCTAAGAAGAGATTTTAGTTTATTTAAAGGAACAAATTGTGAATTAGAAATTATATTTTTCTTTGGTGAAGATTGTCATCCTTATAAATTAGAAGAAAATGACTCTTTAGTATTAAGTGTAATTGATTATAGAAATAATGATGAAACAGTTATACAAAAAACTGTTTTTGGAGATAATTTCTTTTCATTTATTCCCTCTGACACTGAAGATTTAGATGTTGGATTTTATAGATACAACGTCAAATTTTTACCTGCGAATAGCTCAAGTGAATATCAGGTTATAGCTCCAAGTATATTCCATATAGAGGCAGGTGAATAGTATGGATGAAAAAACAATGTGGTGTGATTTAGGAAAAGAAAATCCTAATACAATTGGAAAACAAACTATTCGTGTGGGAGATATAAAAGAGAGTGAAATTATATGTCCTAGCCCTAGTAAATCATCTAACTATAATAGATTAATAAATAAACCATCTATTAATGGGGTGACATTAGAAGGAAATAAAACATCTGAAGATTTAGGTTTAGATGTTGCAGATGCTAATTATGTTCACGAACAATCTGAGGCTTCTAGTGAATGGGTTATAGTACATAATTTAAATAAATATCCTGCTGTATCAATTATTGATAGTGCAGGTGATGAAGTTGTTGGTAATATTCATTATGATTCATTAAATCAAGTAACAATAACTTTTATAGGTGCTTTTAAAGGGAAAGCAACATTAAATTAACGAAAGGGGTAAAGAAATATGGCAAAGAAGTTTTTAGTCGATATAGACTTAAACAAATTGGAATTACAAAATGCTGTAATTCAAAATTTAGCATCTGACCCAAGTAATCCAGTTGCTGGTTTAGTATACTTCAATACTACTACTCATAGATTTAGAGTTTATACTGGAACTGAATGGAATGAAATGGGTACAGGTGGAGGAACTGTAACAAGCGTTTCTATTGAAAACGCTGAAGATGGTGGTTTAAGTGTTTCTGGAAGTCCAATAACAAGTGCTGGAACAATTACTATTGGACACAGTAATTCTATAACTGCTCAATCAACTCAAGGATTATATCCTATAACTTATGATAAAAACGGACATATTACAGGAGCCGGAACTGCTATAGGAGTCGTATCTAGTAGTGCAAATGGTTTAGCACCAGCTATTAATTCTGGAAATACTCAAAGTGCGGCTATAGCAACTAATGATTTAGTATTTGATGCTACAACTGGTAAATATGCTAAATTACCAGCAAACGCATTTAAAGATACAACTTATACTGATGGTACGGCTGGTTATACATTAAAAGCTAAACAAGATGGTAGTGGAAATGTAATTACTGATACATATGCACCATTGACAAGTCCAGCATTTACTGGAACACCTACTGCACCTACTGCAGCATCAGGAACAAGTACAACACAAATTGCAACTACTGAATTCGTAACAAGTGCAATTAGTGGAATTACAGGAGCAATGGTATTTAAAGGTACTGTTGGTACTGGAGGAACAGCAGGAACTACATTACCTACTACAGGAGTAAAAGTTGGTGATACTTATAAAGTAGCTTCAGCTGGTACTTATGCAAGTCAAGCAGCTAAAGTTGGAGATTTATTTATTGCAACTGCTACTACACCTACTTGGGCTTATGTACCATCTGGTGATGACGCTGCTGTAACAAGTATTACTGCTGGTACAGGATTAACAGGAGGAACAATTACAACTACTGGTACTATCGCTTTAGCTACAAGCGGTGTTGCTGCTGGTACATATCAAGGTATAACTGTTGATACTTATGGTAGAGTTACTTCTGCTCAAGATATGGGCTATACAACAAACGAAGGTACTGTAACAAGTGTTGGAATTACTCAAGGAACTGGAATTACTGTTTCTGGCAGTCCAATAACTACAAGTGGTAATATTACAGTTGGTTTAGCAGATGTTTTATCAAGTGCTCAAACTACATCTGGAGTATATCCAATTAAAGTTAATAAACAAGGTCAAATTACAGAATTAGGTAGTGCAGTAACTATCTTAAAGAAATATACTGGAACAATTACAGGAAATAATTCAACAAAAGAATTCACTATTACACATAGTTTAGGTAGTAGAGATGTTATAGTTCAAGTTTATGATGGAACTAGCTATGAAGAAGTTATAGTAGATATAGCAAGAACAACAACAAGTGCTGTTAAAGTAACATTCGCAGCAGCTCCAGCTACAGGAACTACTTATAAAGTTGTAGTAATTGGTTAATAAGGAGGTGGCTAAATGCAACTATTAAGTACATTAAACAGTCTTGATAATGTTGCTGATGGTTCTACAAGAAAGCTTCTTACAACCGCCACTTCTAGCGGTTCTGGGAATGCAGTGACCGCAGTTAGCATTTCAGGCGACACTTTAACTTATACAAAAGGTTCTACATTTTCATTGAGTACACACACTCACGATGCAGCAACCTCATCAGCAGCAGGCTTTTTGTCTGCTACTGATAAAAAGAAATTAGACGCAGTTTCTGGTTATTATGGAACTTGTTCTACTGCTAAAGCTACAGCCGCTAAAGTTGTTACTTGTAGCGACTTTGTTTTAGCTACCGGAGCAGTAATTTATGTTAAATTTACAAATGCAAATGATTATAATGGAACAGCAACTTTAAATGTTAATGGTACTGGAGCAAAAGATATTGCTAGAGTTGGAACAACAAAAACAACAAGATATTACTGGACAGCTGGAGAATTAGTAGGGTTTATTTATGATGGTACAAATTATGTGATGATTGAAAAAGGTACAGCAACCACTACATATTATGGTTTGACAAAACTTACCACTTCTGCTACGAGTACATCTGATACAACATCATTAACTCCAAAAAGTTTAAATAGTTTTGCTCAAAATATGATTGCAAATTATCCTGTTTATTCTTCAAGTTCTACTTATGCAGTTGGAGATAGAGTTAGATATAGTTATAATACATATCAATGTAAAACCGCTATTACAACAGCAGAAGCTTGGAATGCAGACCATTGGGATATGATACCTGCAATTCAAACACAAATTGATAATGGTGTAGCAACAGGAATTAAAATGCCTAGTGCACGTCAAACTTATTATTTAACTGGTGTTCAAACAACTACTGAGGGCGTTGCTGATATTTATAATAGTTATATGTCTAGTTCTTATACTGGAATAAAATATGTAACATTTGCATCTCAAGCCGGTGGAGCTCTTTATGTTGATGATAAAGAAGTTGTTACTGGTTTATATTATGAAATTTCATAAAATTTTAAAGAAAGGAGAAAGAGATAAATGGCTTCAATTAAATTTTATAGCGATAGTGAAAAAACTAATCAAGTTTATCCAGAGATAAATCCAGATGGTAATTATCCTGGAGTTACAGTTGGTTTAGCTAATAACTTAGTTTCTCCAGACGGTATAACAGATTCTGATACTTGGATATATCGTTCTACAGGAGGAGAGTTAGATGTTTCTGATGGATATGCTGATTTAAAAAGATTAATTGGTTCAACTGAATCTTCTACTATTGAAGAAAGTTTAACATATAACTTAATCACAACTGGCGTTACAGCTATCTCAGTTAATACTGAAACTTTTAAAACAAAAATATCTACATCTGGAACATACAACTTTATTTATACACCAACAATTACTTATTCATCTTCTTTAGTTGGTAATTTAAATAAATCAACTTTTGCTAATTATGTTAATAAAACAACTGGAACATATACATTTACATATACTGCCGTTGTAAGTCCAGTTGATACATCTAGTGTTATTAGTACATTTAATCAATCGACATTTGTTAGTAAAGTAAGTCAAGTGCCAAATACTTATACATTTACTTACAATGGAAGTAATTGGCAATTAGATGGAACAAATGTAACTATGAGTCAATATGGTATTACAACTAAAGGAACAGAAACTCAAGGAACTGTTATTACTGTATATTATACAAGTAATTCTTGGTATTATAATAATGCAGCTATTTCAATGAGTAACTATGGTATTACAACAACAGGAACAGAAAGTGTTGGAGATACTATCACAATTAATTATTCAAGTAATGATTGGCAATTAAATGGTTCTAATGTAACATTAAGTCAATATGGTATTACTATTTCTACTGGCACTCCAGCTATTGATGATAATATTCAAATAGTATTTATTGCCGAACAAGTTGGTGTAATTGTTACATCAAATCCATCTGCTTTATATTCGGTTGGTATGAACCAATTTAATAGAAATGGAACACAAATTTTTAATAATTACACAATTAATTCAAATGGAGCAATTAGTGCTGCAACAGGATATTATGTAGTTTATTTTAAAGTTTTAGGAGGAGAAGTTTATACTGTTTATAATACAACTGATAGTTCAACTGTTAGGGTTGGTTATAGTGCAAATATACCTACAACTTCATCTAGTGTAACATTGCTAAATACAGTTTCATCATCTGAATGGGCTGATTATTTAGTAAATAATGCAAATCTTAGTCACTATTTAGTGCCAGATACTAATGATTATGGATATTTAGTAATTGCAACAAGTGATATAGACAATTTATGTTCTCACTTAACTTGGGAAAGTATAAATGACGAGGTATATGAATCATATTTTGATTATACTTTTGATATTCCTTATACTGATGAAGGAGGAAATGTAATCACAACTTACGGTCTTGCTAACCTAGATAACACTTCATCTTATTATGATGAAATAGATTTTGATGAACATAAATTCTATAAAAGAACAACCAGAATTGAATATAGTGCTGAAAATTTAGCAACTGTTCAAGCTTTAGGAGTTCCATATTTATATGATAGTAGTTGGATTTATTATGGTATAGATACAGTTGAATATACTTTATCAGATGAGTCTGCATCATATAGAATATCAGACTATGGTACTGAAGAGTTTTTAAACACTGATATGCCTTTAACTGCAACAATATTCTATCAAGATAACTTAAGAAATAAATTAATGTATTCTTGTGAAGTTATTGACTATAAAGTTAATAAAGTTGATTCTAATTCAACCTATACAGAATATACAAGTGCAAAAGCTTCATATAATTTAGACCAGGCATTAAGACATATTTTAGGTCTTGATGTAGACACATTCTCAACAAGTAAAACTTATGCTGTTGGTGATTATGTAGTTTATAATGGCAAATTATGGAAGTGTACTACTGCTGTATCTACAGCTGGAGCTTGGACTGGAAATGGTCTTAAAGTATATAATGATAATGCTGGTATTGTATTAGATTTTGATTCTGCTAAATTTTTAGCATTTTTACAAGCCGATGCAACACAATGGGGAACAAGTGTTTGTTCTATACCTGAATTATATGCTTTAGAAGGTGGAACATATGCTATTCATTTAACATATGCACAACATCCAAGCGATTATGAATATGCAAGTGCTGCAGCATTAAAGGCGGCTACTGGTATTGTAGTTAGTGTTGCAGTTGGTACTGCAACATTCCAATATTTAAGTAATACTGGAAAATGGACAGAAAGTTACCTATTTAAGGCTAACTAATTTGTATGAAAGGAGATAAAAATATGAAAGATTTATTTAGTTCTCTTAAAACTCGTCTTCTAGGCGGGGGGGGGCAACAAGCCTTCAATTCAGAGAGCAAATTATACAGAGAGGAGGAATTGCTTAATAATTGCAATTTCGACTCTCTTAACAAAAATGATTTACAAGGAGGTGACTTGTATTTAAGTACAGTCACTTCCGCTGAAAATCACATAGGGGGGGGCAAGCTATCCAAATCTAATATTTGGTGTGCAACCCTATGTTCAAATGAAGGAGGTGAAGGGTATTTAAAATCCTTCACTTCTAAAGCAAATCAATTGAGGGGGGGGGAGCTACGCTCAACTAATGAGCAGAGCTTCACTTCACACTATATTAATGAAGGAGGTGGCAGACTAATCTGTCATCTTCGTAGTTTAATGTTTAAACCTTCTATTATAGGAGGTGTTTTTTAATGAAAATAAATGTCGATTTAATTTATCCTATTGGTGCGATTTATATGAGTGTAAATTCTACAAACCCTTCTGTTTTATTTGGTGGTACGTGGGCAGTTTGGAGTATAGGTCGTGTTCCCGTAGGAATAGATGCAAACGATTCAGATTTTAATTCTCCTGAAAAAATAGGAGGAAGTAAATATATTCAACAACACACACATAATATGACATATGGTGATTATGGTAATAATGGTGGAGGAATAGGATGTGCATCAAACACCTCTTCATCTGGAGCACCAGTATATTCTGGAAATGTTCGTGGAGTTCAAACTGGTAATTCGGGAAATTTACAACCATATATTGTATGTTATATGTGGAAACGTACAGCATAATTAAACATTAAACTTTTGACAGAAAAGTCATTTATTATGCAAATAAATAAAGACTTAATTATTGAAGGTACTGGAAAATCTTTATATGATTTAACTACTGCAACTAAACAAGGTACAACAGTATCTAAAAATAACACTTCTGATATAGCAATATCAGGAAATAAAGTTATTCATTCTACAACTTTAAAAATTAATAGCGGGAAAGCATTAATGATTGGCTCTGTATATTTAAAACACGATGGTGGTACTCCACAAATACAATTTCTTGTTGATGGAAGTAACTATGGTGGTTTTTTTGCTAGTCAACAAAATGAAGTTTATTCTTTTAGCTTGGTTGTAAGCGTGTCAAAAGGAAACCATACATTTTCACTAAACGTCAATCAGGGTAATGCTTCTAATGTTAAAGTTGGTGCATATACTGCTAGTGAACTTACTGTTGTAGAAATTTAAAATAATATAGTGTGAACCCGGCTCTATAGCGAGTTTATGATAATAAATATAGATATGATTTACCCTATTGGTAGTCTATACATAACAACATCTACTGTTTCACCAGCTATAAGTTTTGGTGGAACTTGGACTCAAATTACAGATGATGCTTATTTAAAAATAGTCAATACAAGTGGTGCAGTTGGTATTTTAGGTGGAACATCTTCACAACATAAAATACCTCTAGCATCTACTCCTAGTCATTCACACTGGGTATTGGCTCAAGGGCATTCTTCTCACGTTGTTTTAGGTAATTCAACTTGGGGTTGGAATGATGGTGTTATTCCAAAAAGTTCAAATACTGCAGGAGACCATATAACAACCGATACACAAGGAGGAAATCAACCTTACTATCCATATTATTATGGTGTATACGTTTGGAAACGTATTGCTTAACTCAATTGATATGAAGATTTTAAATATCAAATATTATGATAATAAATAAAGATTTAATTGTAGAAGATACAAATTATTCATTAAAAGACATTCCTTTTGGTGTAATACCAAATACTCAGATAGATAGTAGTACAAACTATTTTAAAATAGGAAATATTATGATTGTATGGGGAAATCGTTTTGTAAAACTAAATTGGAATGGAAATAGTGGAGAAGCAACTTTTCCATTAGCAAATGATGGAACACCATTTTTAAATAACAATTATAGATTAGTTGCGTGTATTGCACAGGGTGCTTCATATTATGCTAGTGGTAGTTATAGATATGAAAGTAACACAACAACAACAGGTAAAATGTTTTGTTGGTGTGAATCAGCTGGTAAACCAACTGACCCTATAGGAATGTCTTTTATTGCAATTGGTATGTGGAAATAATTTAATCATTTGAACATATTGCACAAAGCGAAATTTATGATAATAAATACAGACTTAGTGTACCCTATTGGGTCAATATATTTAAGTGTAAATTCTGCAAATCCAAGTAAATACTTTGGTGGTACTTGGGTTATTTGGGGAAAAGGAAGGGTTCCTGTTGGAGTAGATACAAGTCAAGATGAATTTAAAACTGTTGAGAAAACTGGAGGCGAAAAGACTCATAAATTAACTGCCAGTGAAATGCCATCACATACTCATAGTATAAATTCTTGTATGTTTCAAGGAGAAAATCACACTAATGCTAAATTGGCTTCTGCTAGAGCAGACTCTTCTTGGAATAGTAATGCCCAATCGGAATCAAGTATAGGCTATACGGGTGGTAATTCGGCTCATAACAACCTACAACCATACATAACTTGTTATATGTGGAAACGTACAGCTTAATATATTGAAATGTGATTGAAAACTTAAATACTAATATTTATGATAATAAATGTAGATTTTATATATCCTATTGGCTCTATATATATGAGTGTTAATTCTACTAATCCAGGAATTTTATTTGGAGGAACCTGGACTCAAATTACAGGCAGATATTTAATGGGATGCGGTGCTCCAGATACTAACACTACTAATCAATATGGAGCATTAACAGACGGACAACAAAGTTGGTCTTTTAATAATGGAGAAAGATTAGGAGAATATTCACACAGAATAACAGTGCAAGAATTACCTCCACATAATCATAGATTAGGTCTTTCCGAAGGTGGTAGTGTAAGTGGATGGGGATTAAACTATACAGCCAATTCTCCAAGATATAGATATTATGGAGGAACAGATTTTTGTGAAAATACTGGTGGTAATTATTATCACAATAATATGCCTCCAACTTTAGTTGTTTATATTTGGAAAAGAACCGCATAAAAGAGAGTCGACTTGCTTTTATAGCATAGAGACTTATGATAATAAATAGTGATTTTATAAAAAATATTAATAAAAATACAATTATAAATAGTGCTAATAAAACAATAGAAGATTGTATACCTGTTTTTACAACTTCAACAGATACTAATGGATGGTTTAAAGTAGAACAAAAAAATTATACAATGTGGTTTAAAAAAGGCACTCATACTGTTCAAATGACAGGAAATTCTTGGGGTGCTTATCGTGCAAGTGCTTTACCAGTAGGGCTATCTGTTGATAACAAAACTTTTGGAGCAGGATATTCTTCTTGTGGAGATGGTGCTATGAAATCTTCTATAGGAATGACTTCAGGAGAAATCAGGCTCAATAGATATTGGGGATATGGTTCTACGGTTTCTTTAGCTGTCGAATGGGGTTTTTGTATTTTTAAATTTAAATAGAATTTAGAATAAAAGGAGGAAGCTATGAACGAATTTTTAACTTGGGAAGTTTTATTAACTTTCACTGGTTTAGTAACTACAACTTATATGGTTACTGAATTTACAAAAGAAATACCATTAATTAAAAAAATGCCAACTAAATATTGGAGCTATATTATAGCTTTAGTATTATTATTTGCTGTTAATTTAGTTACTGGAAGTTTTAAATATGAAGATATAGTTTTATATTTATTAAATGCTATTCCAGTTAGTTTATCAGCTAATGGTTTAAATAATTTTAATAATGGTAAGAAAAAGGAAGAAGCAGGGGTGCAAATTGAAGAAGGAATCGGAGACGATTCTGAAATTATCGAAGAAGACGTGTAAGAGCGTCTTCTCTTAATATAGGAAAGAAGGAGGATGAAAAAATGGAAGAAAATATGAACATTGAAATGAACGAAGAATTATTACAAGATTTCAGAAATATGGAAAATGTTGAAGATGGAATACAAACAACTTTTAACGAAGATTCTCTTGAAGAAATGAATGACAAATCTGTTGTTATTGAAAATGAGAATGAAGAAGAAGTTGAAGGTATTGGTGCTGTCGGATTTTCAATGAGAACAACTAAACCTAGTGGGAACTTAAATTTTATGACAACTAGCACAGGAGGTTGGTCTACTTGTATTAAGGGTTCTCCTAATGACCCTAATGCAACTGTGCTTAGTAATTGCGTAGGCTATGCAAGTTCGAGATTTAATGAGGTCATAAATTTAGCGAGAGGAACATCTGGTTGTACTTATAAGACATTAAACTGTAATGCAGAAAACTTCCCAGAAAGAGCTGCGGCAGCAGGATTACAAATGGGTTCTACTCCTAGACGTGGAGCTATAATTTGTTGGCAAAAAGGTTCTTTATCTAGTTCTGATGGTGCTGGACACGTTGAATTTGTTGAAAGAGTAGACTCTAATAATCAAATTTATGATTCTGCGTCTAATTATGGTGGAACAGCTTTTTATAATGTAACTAGAAATAATTCAAATGGTAGATGGGGATTAAATTCTCCATACGCTTTTAGATGTTTTATTTATTTACCAGCTGATGTTCAAGCTTGGGTAGATGGTTCATCACCAGCTCCATCACCAACTCCAAGTGATAAATATAATATTGGGGACAAAGTAGTTATTAATGGAGCTTTATATGTTAATTCAAATGCCGCTACTCCAGCAGGTTCAGTAAGTAATAAAGTCACAAACATTACAAGAAAGAACCCTGGAAGTGCACATCCATATAATACAACTGGTGATTTAGGTTGGATGGACGAAAGTTCTATTAGACCTTATGAAGAACCAAAACCTACTCCAACACCAACACCTGTATCTGAAAGAAAAGGTTTAGATATTTCTAGTTGGCAACAAGGAATTAGTTTTGATGCTATTAAAAATAGTGAATATAATCAATTTGTTATTTTACGTGGAGGATTCACTGGTTGGGGAACAGGAGTTTCTTATAATAAAGATAGCTGTTTTGAAGGATTTTATGCAGACGCTAAAGCTAGAGGAATTCCAGTAGGAGCATATTGGTATAGTTGTGCTAATACTTATGATAAAGGTGTTGCTGAAGCAAATTATTTCTATGAAAATTGCTTAAAAGGAAAACAATTTGAATATCCTGTTTATATGGATGTTGAAGATTCTCATTGGCAAGTTGGAAATAAAGATGGCGTTACAGCAGCAATTAAAGGTTTCTGTGAGACATTAGAAAACAAGAAATATTATGTAGGTATTTATGCTTCTGATATTTCTGGATTCCAAGAAAAGATGTACTTAGACCAACTAGAAGCTTATGATAAATGGGTTGCTAGATATGGTTCTAAACCACAATATGTTCAATCATATGGTATGTGGCAAACTGCATCTAATGGTAGAATAAATGGATACGGAGAAAACCTTGATACAGATATAGTATATAAAGATTATGAAACTATTATTAAAAATGCTAAGTTAAATGGATTTAATGGAGAACAACCAACTCCACCTACACCTCCAACACCACCTGCACCTACACCAAGTTATAAATACAATATAGGTGATAGAGTTGTTATTAATGGAGATTTATATGTAAGTTCTGATGCTTCAAGACCAACAGGACACGTTTCAAATAAAACTACAACAATAACAAGACGTGTTAATGGAGCATTACATCCATATAATACAGAAGGAGACCTTGGTTGGATGAACGAATCTGATATTCAACCAGCAGGTTCACCTACACCAACTCCCACAGGGTTGTCTGTTGGAGACACTGTTAAAATTGTGGGCTATGGTAAAGCGAGTGCTGATGGTAGTGGTGCGACAGCTGGAGGAATTGGTTGGACACGACAAATCTTAAAAGTTTATAGTGGAAAACCTTATCCTTATCAAGTAGGTAATTCTTCAGGAACTACAGGTTTCTATAAAGCTGACGCTTTACAAAAACTATAAAATGTAGGTAAATTAAAGAGGAAATGGCAAAATTTCTTGTCATAGTCCTCTTTTTTTACCCGCCTAAATTATACCTTAAAATGAGATACTTTTCTCTTGACAAGTGTCTGATTTTATGATATAATCGCATTAATAATAGTAGAGGGGTAAAAGAAAGAGAGGAACACAAAATATGAAGGAAGAACATATTATTGAGGTAAAAATTTTACCTAAAGAAGAATTTAATGAAGATAATTTAAGTTGGTCTAAAGGAGTTCCGATAGATGAGTTTATTTTACATCCACACGAAATTGAATTTGAATGGGAAGAAGAAGGATTAACACTTCCTTATAATGATTTTATATTCTTTGGTAATGAATATTATTATGGAATATTTTTAGATGGTAAAGAAATTTAATTATAATTTGACATAGAGAGTTCCTTTATTACATTTAACTCGTGCCGAGTTTTTAGGCATTCTACTGTCCCACCGGAGACGCTGATGCAGTCCGGTTCACTCTCCGTCAAATTTAGATAAATAATAGGCATAAGAACTTCCTAAATTTAACAAATGAAAGATAAATAAAAGGAGGGTTGTTTAGCAACCGTTTAGTTCTCGCCTTTTTAATTTTAAAATATAGGGGTGTTAATTTGAAAAAGTTTGTTTTATATTTATTAAGATGGCAACTTAGTACGCCAATTTTAGCATTAGTATTATATTTGTTGCATACTAATGAAATTATAGAAACAATAGTAGCAAATCTAATTGGAGGAGCTATATTTTTCTGGGTTGATAAGAAAATATTTAAGTAAATAAGGAGATTTTATGAGGAAATGGGTTAAAGACATTGTAAAAAATAATCGTACATTTAGATTAACTTTTTATGAAGATTCTACAATTCAAGGTATGTGGAACTGTATAGGAGAAGAGATATATCATAAAAAGAAAAATATATTTGATTTATCTTGGAAAAATGAAATTTTTAGATTTTATACTTGCAATACAAATATTATACAAAAGGCTTTAAAGCAAATTGATAGTGTATTAAAGGACGAAACAAATAGAGGATATATTATCAAAGCTCTTGATAATTTTGTTGAAAAGGGCGTAGAAAATGATAGATGATAAATTATTTGACGAACTATTCCCTATTGGTTATTGGCATTTAAGTTATATAAAAGAACCTCCTAAAAGAGGTAAATGGAAGTATATAGGTGTATATTGTTTAATGGCTTATGTATATGAAAGAATAGGTTGAGGTGATTAACAATGAAAATATTTAAAAGAAAAAACATAAATTTTGATATTAACGCTATTGAGATGCCTTCTAAGCACGTTTTAAAGACCATAGAGCGACTTTATCGTCAGGGATATGCAAACCCTAATGCTAACTATTTAGACGGCAGAGAAGCGGCAGAAATGATTGAAAACGCACGTAATAAGATTGCTGAATCACTTCATTGTAAATCGAATGAGATATTTTTTACAAGTGGAGCGTCTGAAAGTTTTGCTTGGGTATCTAAAAATTTTAAATTATCTGTAGATAAAAGGTCTCACCCTAATCTTATCTCTGACGAAAATAAAAAGTTTAGAAAAATACCTATTATTGCATTTCCATTAATTGTAAGTGAAACAGGAGAAAATTTAAAAAACGTTTACAATTTAAATATGGAGGGTGCTAATTATTTCGTTGATATAACTCAAGCGATAGGTAAAACAAAAATTGATTTATCTAAATATCCAAATATCAAATTTGCTTGTGCTAGTGGACAAAAAATTGGTGGCATATCTGGTTGTGGTATTCTTTATATTAGAGAAGATTATCAAAAAGATTTTAAACCTTTAATATATGGAGCTCAAGAAAATGGCTTACGTGGAGGAACATATAATGTTCCAGCTATTGTGGCATTTGGAGAAGCTATTGAAGAAACAACTAAAAATATGTCTAAATATATTAGTCGTAAAGGTAATATAATTAATTATATTGTAAAGTATTTAAAGAAATTTCAGGTTGAATATCAAATACATACAAATGTAATAAATATTACTTTTAAAAATATAAGTGCTGCTACAGCAGTTGAATTATTTAATAAGTTTGGTTTCAACGTTAGTGCTGGTTCGGCTTGTCATTCAGGAGATGAAAAACCATCTCAAGCCTACCTTGAAAGTGGGTACACAGAGGAAAAGGCAATGAATACAATAAGAATAAGCATTGGACGTAGAAATAAATTAAGAGAGGCAAAAAAATTCGTAAAAATATTAAAGAAGATTCTTGACAATTACGATAAATAATGCTAATCTTATATTAAGCTCGAACACGGCATATCGAGCACGGCATATTAAAGAAGGAGGAACAAATAATATGGCAGGATTTCAAAAAGCTAAGAGAGAAAAAATCTGGTTAAAGATACTTCTTGGCGGTGCCAGTGGTAGTGGAAAATCTTACTCTGCTTTGAGACTAGCGACAGGAATAGCTAAAAAAGGTAAAGGTAAGGTAGCTGCTATCGACACAGAAGCAGGACGTATAAGATATTATGCTAATGAATTTGATTTTGATGATTTACAATTAGAAGAACCTTATACACCTGAAAAATACATCAATGCAATTGATGAAGCAATTGACGGAGGATACTCAGTATTAATTATTGATAGTATTTCTCACGAATGGAATTATTGTGTTGAAGAACACGATAAAATGCCAGGAAATTCTTATACAAACTGGTCTAAAATTACACCACGTCACGATAAGTTTATGGAGAAAGTGTTACAAGCACCTATTCACGTTATTGCAACAGTTCGTGGTAAAGATGAGTATGTATTAGAAGAAAAGAATGGTAAACAAACTCCAAAGAAAGTTGGACTTGGTTATAAGCAAAGAGATGGTGTTGAATATAATTACACTGCGACATTCAATATTGCACAAGACACTCATATTGCAGAAGTAACTAAAGACAACACTCACATTTTTGAAGGTCGTTATGAAGTTTTAACTGAAAAAGATGGTGAAAAACTTTATGATTGGGCAAATGATGGTGAAGTGCCAGTTGCTAAACCAAAATATAATATCGAAAAATTAAGAGAAGATATTATAGCAAGAGCAAAAGAATTAGGAGGAAGTAAAAATCCTAAAGTTAAAGAACCTTGCGAAAGATTAATTGGAACTATTAATCCAAATAAATCTGAAGATGGAGAGGCTTTAACTAAATTACTTGAAGAGTTAAAAAATGTTGAGTTAGAGGAGGTAAAATAATATGGCAAAACATTATTATACTGTTTGGTCTGTTGAATTTGAAGGAGAGAACAGAGCAAAAGTTTCTTTATCAAGAAGTCGTAAAGTTAAAGACAACAGTTATGATAAAGCATTAGAAGAAGCTGGTGGAGCTAAAAATGGTTATATAACTGATTTTAGTGACTCTTATGTAAACTTTGTTGGTAAAGCAGTTAATCAACTAAAGAAGTATGACATAAAAGAAAGAGATAGAATATATGCTGATATAGAAATTTCTAATGAACCATATGTTAAAGATGGTCAAGTAGCATATATGAAGGGATTCAAACATACTGTATATGAATTTGAATTACCTGGAAGTTCAGAAGATGATTCTCAACCTGCACAAACACCTAAAAATATTGATAGAGCACCTAGAGTTGCAGATGAAGAACCTTATGAACCTGAATCTGATATAGAAGATATTGATGAAGATGAAAATCCATTCTAATATTAGAATAACATTTTGATATTAGAGAGGATGGTGATTGAAAAAATGTTAATTCCACAAGAAAAGATTGATGAAGCAAAAAGATTATATGACGGCAAGGCGATGGAAGAAATAGTTGAATATCTAGGTGTTGCCAAATGGGATGAGAGAACTAAAAAGGGCTCTTGTCCTTGGCACTCTGATAGCAACCCTTCATTTATTTGGAATGAGAAAAATAATTCATTTCATTGTTTTTCTTGTAATCGTAACTATGGAATAATAGATTTATATCTTGACCAAGGTATGACTTATATAGATGCTGTTAAAAAACTTTTTGAAGAGACTGGTATTGAATATAACTTCTCAATGCAAGGAGTTCATTCAAAACCTTCATATAAATATCCTACACACGTTGATAGTCAAAATCGTGATGTCGTTGAAAAATACTGGAATAAAAGAGGTATTAGTAAAAAAACATTAGATTATTTAGACATACAACAAGATGAAAAAGGAAATACAGTTTATCATTATTATAACGAAAATGATGTGTTATTAACAGTTAAGTATCGACCATCTCATAAAACAAAACCTGGTGAGTCAAAATGCTGGTCTCAAAAAGATGCAGATTTTTCTCCTATTTTATTTAATATGAATAGGTGTGACCCATCCAGACCATTAGTTATAACAGAAGGGGAGCCAGATTGTATGTCTGTTATTGAATCAGGATATACTAATGCCGTATCTGTCCCTAATGGTTGTAACAATATGAAATGGATAGAACAATGCTGGGACTGGCTTGAACAATTCCCTAAAATTATTGTTTGGGGAGATAATGATGAACCTGGTATTAAAGCAAGAAATGAAATTTGTAGTAGACTTGGAACTTGGAAAACTTATTATATAGAACCAAAAGAAGAAGATGTTATTAAAACAGAAAAAGGAAATAATCCTTTAGAGGGTAAAACTCCTAAAGATGCCAATGAAGTTTTATATTTCTTTGGAAAAGAAAAGGTTCTTGAATATGTTAATAATCCAATTGAATTACCAGTTGAAGGAGTATTTGATTTGGCGAGTGCTGAAGAATTTGATATTCAAAATGCTGAAGGTTTATATACAGGAATAAAAGATTTAGACGACAAGATATATAAATTAGTATTTGGAACCTTAAACATTATTACTGGTAAATCAGGAGAAGGTAAATCTGTGTTTGTTAATCAAGTGGCTATATGCCAAGCACTTGAACAAAATTACGACGTTTTTGTTTATAGTGGAGAATTACCTGCACCTGTTTTAAAAAATTGGGTTGAGACAAATATGATAGGTCGTGAACATATTACTATGTCTGATGGAGGTCATATTCGACATTTTGACCCCGCATCAAGAGAAAAAATGAGAAAATGGTATTCTGGTAGAGTTATGATTTATGATGATAATGTAGATGCGACAGCTACAACTTTATTATTAAAAATGGAAGAAATGGCTCGTAAATTTGGTACTAAAGTATTTCTTATTGATAATTTGATGATGGTAGACTTAGAATGTGATAGTGAAAGTAGATTACAAGCAGAAAAAAAGTTTATAAAAGATTTAATCAACTTTGCTAAAAGATTTAATGTATTAGTATTTTTAGTTGCTCACCCTAGAAAAACAGGGGAAATAATGGTAACTAAAGAAGATATATCAGGAAGTTCTGATATTGTTAATTTAGCACATATGGTATTTGGTGTTCATAGATATTCTGATAATGAAAGAGCCGGAGAATTAAATGAACGTGGTAATTATCGAAGAGGTAAAGAACCTATTAAGTACGAAAGTGTTGTTGAAGTATTAAAAAATCGTATTACTGGTTTAGTGCCAAAAGTTGAATTATTCTTTGATTATCCTTCTTACAGATTTTATAGAACTCCAGAAGAAATATGGCATAGATACAAATGGGATTGGGATAATAAAACACCTATACCAAAAACAGACCCTAATGACCATTTAATTCCTGGAGAGGAGAATAATCCTTTAGATGATAAATCTAACGGAAGTTAAAAAAGAATTAGCAAAGTTTGATAGATATACTTTTTATGAAGAACCTCATATCTACACTTATAGAGAAGATGATGGTTCAGAGACACAAGTTGGAATCTCTGTTACCACTTTAGTTGGTCAATATGAAAATCCTTTTGATGAAGATAGGGTTGCATATTTCAAATCAATTAAAGATGGAATACCAAAAGAAGATTTAATTTCTATGTGGCATTATGACAGAGATTTTGCTTGTTGTAAAGGTACTCATACTCACGCATATAATGAATTTTTGTGGCGTGGTGGAGAACTTTATGATTATGATAAAGAATCAGTTATTAAAGAGTTTGGCTATGATGTTATAGCACCAGTTTGGGAAAAACTTAAATATATATGTGAGAGTTTTTATAAAAAATTCAAAGATAAACTTATTCCTTTAGGATTAGAACAGATAGTTGGTAGTCGTGATTATGATGTTGCTGGTTCTATTGATTTCTTGGCATATTCTAAGAAATTAGATGCAATTATTATAATAGATTATAAAACTAATAAAAAAATAACCTTTGAATCTTATAAAGACCAAAAAATGCTTTATCCTTTAAATCATATTCCAGACTGTAATTATTATCATTATTGTCTTCAATTAGCTACATATAAATGTATATTAGAACACGAAACTAATTTAAAAATTTATCCTAAAAAATGGTTAATTTGGATGAATGAAGCTAATGATGATTTTGTATTATATGAATGTGAAAATTTAGATAATGAAGCAAAATTAATATTGGAAGCAAGGAGAAGATAATATGCCTAATATAGACATAGAAGAAAATAAAGATAAGTTTCAAAAATTATGTCATATGTGGATTAAGAGAGATGGTATAGATGATTTGTTGAATTGGTTAGATACTACAGATTTTTATACTGCTCCTGCTAGCACGAGATTCCATTTGATGTGTGAAGGAGGTTTATGTCAACATTCAATGAATGTATTTGAACAATTATGTGATGAATATAAAAATGAAGGAATGTTTGATTTTAAAACACAAGAAGACACACAAAAAATAATGGAAAGTCTTGCTATTGTAGGCTTATTCCACGATGTATGTAAAGCAGATTTTTATAAGTTAACAACTAGAAATGTTAAAGATGAATATGGCAACTGGACGAAAGTTCCTTATTATGCTATTGAAAATCAAGGTATTTTAGTTGGACACGGATATAAGTCAGCAAGAATCGTTAATAAATATATAGACATAACTGATGAAGAATATATGGCTATATTACACCATATGGGATATTCAGCCGATGATAATATAGCTAATGTAAGTGAAATATTTGGTAAAAGCAAATTAACTGTTTTATTACATATTGCTGATACTAAAGCCACATTTTTAATAGAAAATGAAACTTATGAATAAAAGGAGAGTTTAAATTATGTTTGAAAATAACAGAGTTGAAAAGAGATTATTGAAAAGAAAATCCATTATGGATTCACTTGAAAAAGCCAAAGAAGAAGGAATTTCTTGGAAAATAAATCAATTAGAATCAAAATTATATGAATTTAATAGAAAGTATTATCCAAATGTTTTTTGGAATAGTGCTGAAAAAGGAACATATAAAAAACCAAAGGAGGTTAAAGCATAATGGATTTAAATGAATTAAGTGGTTGGGGAATATCTCAACAAATTGCAGAAATAGTAGAAAACGGATTTACTTTTGATGAAGAAACAGGAGAAGTCTTCTTCACTACAGATGATTTAGATGCTTTAAATGAAGCACTAGATAATAAATTAGAATCACTTGCAGGAATTTATCAAATGTATTCTTCAAAAGCAGATGCTTTAAAAATTAGAAGTAAGGATATTGCAGATAGAGCTAAAAGCTTTGAGAAGAAAGCCGATAATATTAAGTCTTATATAGATGCTTTAATGAGAGCAAATGGAAAAGATGAAAAAGGTTTAGAAGTTGGAGATAAGAAATTATCTTATAGAAAAAGTAAAGCTACAAATATATTTGATGAAGATAAATTAAAAGAGTGGATAAATTCTAGTGATGAGAATAAACAAAAATACTTCAAATATAAAGAACCAGAAATTGCAAAAAAAGAACTAGGGGACGCTTTAAAACAAGGAGAAGAAATTCCTGGAGTTGAATTAGTAGAAAATAAAAATCTACAAATTAAATAAGGAGGAATAAGAGATGAATCAAGAACCAATTTTAACTTTAAGTTTAGGTGTTGAAGAAGTTAATAAAATATTAACAGGGTTAGACTATTATAAAAAAGATGTTGAAGGTCTAGCTCAAAAAATAGTACAAGTTTCTCAAATTCAAATCAATGAACATAATAGAAAACTACAAGAGGAACAAGAAAAAGCTGAAAAAGAAGCTAGCAAGAAGAACAAAGAAGGAGAAAATAAATAAATTTTATGCAAGAAAAAAGGGATGAAATCATAGTTTGTAGAAACTGTGGAAAAGAATTTACATTTACTGTAGGAGAACAAAATTTCTATGAAGAAAAAGGTTTAAAACCACCAGTAAGATGTAAAGAATGTAAAGCAAAAAGAAAAGAACAACAAGCTGAACAATCTAATAATATTGTTCAAGAAAAATCAACAGAAGAAAAACAAAATGATTTTGAAGCAATGTTAGAAAGATTTAGAGCCAATACGATTTTATTCGAAGAAGAAAGAGAAAAACGTAATAAGAAAAGAAAATAAAGCCAAGAATTTATCTTGACTTTTTTCGTATTTTATGATATTATCTTTATATATGATAGAGAAGGGTGATAGGATGAAATACTATAATTATCATTGCCATAGTTTTTATGGTAATCCAGTATCAATGGACGTTACTACAAGTCCAGAAGATTATTGCAAAAGAGCTGTTGAATTAGGACACGATGCCTTTTTCACTACTTGTCACGGAACTCAGGGTGATATATTTGTATCTACGACATTAGCACACCAATATAATTTAAAAATGATTGTTGGTGCAGAATTATATTATGTTAATGATAGATACGAAAAAGACCGTAGTAATCGACATATAATTATAGTAGCCTTAAACCACGATGGAATTAGAGATTTAAATAGAATTATCTCAGAATCTTTTACTACTGGTATGTATTATAAACCACGTATAGACCACGAATTATTATTTAGTTTAAATCCACATAATGTAGTTATAACAACAGCGTGCGTTGCTGGGCTATGGAATAACGAAGAACTTATAAAAGAAATGAAAGAACATTTTGGAGATAATTTATTTTTAGAAGTTCAAGACCATAATGAAAATATACAAAAGGAAGTTAATACAACTGTTTTAAGATTGTCTCAAAAGTATGGTATTAGAATTATACACGCAAATGATAGCCACTATATTTATCCGACAGAAAAAAAAGAATACGACAAAGTGGTTATTAATAACAAAGAATATGAATTAAAACCAGCTGATAGAGATTTATTTTTAAATGCTAAAGGTATTATATATGAAGAAGAAACTAATTTTATATTAGATTATCCTGAATATGATGAAATTATTAAAAGATATGAGATACAAGGTATCTTAAATAAAAATCAAATTAAAGAAGCTTTGGATAGCACTTTAGTTTTTGAAAATGTTGATTGTAGCGATTATGTTAACGATAATATTAAATTACCATCTGTGTCTGATAATCCTATAGAAGATTTAAAACAAATTATCAATGAATCTTGGCAAGAAGATAAAAATAGAATTCCAAAAGAAAGATATAAAGAATACTTAGATGCTATAAGATATGAAGTTGATATTATCGAAAAAACTAATATGGCAAATTATTTCTTAATTGATTATAATATTGCTAAAATAGCAAAAGAAAAATATGGAGGAGTTTTAACTAATACAGGAAGAGGAAGTGCTCCATCTTTCTATGTAACACGACTATTACATTTAACTAATATAGACAGATTAGAATCTCCTATAACTTTATTCCCTACAAGATTTATGTCTATTGAAAGAATTTTAGGTGCTCGTTCATTACCAGATATAGATTTAAATACTGCTGATGCAGAGCCTTTTATTCAAGCAAGTAAAGATTTACTTGGAGAAAATAATTGTGGATGGATGATAAGCTGGAAACCATTACAAGAAGCTTCAGGATTTAGATTATATTGCAAGGCTATTGGTATGGAAATAGGAGAATATAATGATGTTGCAAAAGATTTAGATAAATATAGAGAAGACCCTATATGGTCTAAAGTTATTGAAGCAAGTAAACCATTTATTGGCGTTGTTGAAGGAGTTTCTGAATCTCCTTGCTCAATGGTTTTATACGATAAAGATGTTCGTAGTGAAATAGGAATGATAAAGACACCAAATGGTAAAATATGTTGTATGTTAGATGGATATAATTGTGATAAATATAAATATCTAAAAAACGACTATTTAACTGTAAAAGTTTGGGCTATTATTAGAGATGTATGTAAATTAGCTAATATCCCTATTCCAAATATCAATGAACTTGATGGTTTATTAGATGATAAAACTTTTGATGTTTATAAAAAAGGATTAACTTGTACTATTAATCAAGCGGACTCTGATTATGCTACTGGATTAGTTATGAGATATAAACCTAAATCATTAGCAGAAATGTCATCATTTGTTGCTATTATTAGACCTGGCTGTGCTAGTTTACTAGATGATTTTATTGAAAGAAAACCTTATACAACAGGTGTTAAAGCATTAGATAATATTCTTGAAGATAGTGAACATAGATTAATTTATCAAGAGTCTATAATGAAATATTTAATATGGCTAGGAATTTCTGAACCTCAATCTTATGATGTTATAAAAAAGATTGCAAAAAAGAAATTTAAAGAACCAGAATTAAAAGCACTTAAAGAACAACTATTAGAAGGATGGCAAAAACAAGTAGGAGAAGAAAAAGGTTTTGAAGAAACTTGGAAAGTTGTAGAAGATGCAGCTAAATATTCTTTTAACGCTTCTCACTCATTATCCTATGCTTATGATAGTTTATATGGTGCATATTTAAAATCACATTATCCTTTAGAGTATTATACTGTGGCTTTAAATTATTACCGTGATGATGCGACAAGAACAGGTAAATTAACGAGTGAATTAAAGGCTTATGGTATTACGTTAGAAAAACCTCGTTTTAGATATTCAATAGATGAATATTTTATGAACAAAGAAAATAATCAAATATATAAAGGAACTCAAGCAATTAAATTTATTAATAAAGAATGTTCTTTATTCTTATATAGTTTAAGAGAAAAACAATATGATACATTTATAGACCTATTGGCTGATATTACCGACTCAAAAGATGAAAATGGGAGAGCATATATTAACTCACGACAACTTGAAATATTAATAAAATCTCAATACTTCCAAGAGTTTGGTAATAATAAAAAACTATTAACTGTTTATAATTACTTCAAAGAATTATATGGAAGAAAAGTTTTATCTAAAGAAAAAGCACAAGAATTAAATATACCTGAAAAATATTTAGATAGAGAAGATGTAACAAAAACAGAAAAACAGTTTAAATTCGAAAATATCTGTGATATACTGAAATTAATAGAGTACGACACACCAGACGAATCATTTGGAATAAAAGAACAAGTTGAATTCGAAATGGATGCTCTAGGATACATTAATATGACATATGATGTAGATAAAAAGGTATGTTATGTCTTAGATGTCGACACTAGATATACGCCTAAAATAACATTATATTGTCTTAATAATGGTAAAACAGTTCTTTGTAAAGTTAATAAAACATTATTTAAAAACAATCCTCTTAAAAAAGGTATGATAATTCGTGCTATAAAATTTGAGGAAAAGAATAAATTAAATTATGTTGATGGAGGTTGGCAAAGAACAACAGATAAAGAGTGGTGGATGAATGGCTATCACGAAACGACTATAGAGGAGGAACAAATAAATGAAAATTGATTATTTAGACGTAGATAATAAATCTACAGAAGAAAAAGAAAAGAAAAAGGCAGAATTTATAGAGAGACTAAAAGCTGCTATAAAGAAACAAGAAAATAAGGAGAATAAAAAAGATGTCGGAACAAATAAAAAGAAAGGAACTAGAAGTTCTAAAACTAATAAATCAAAATAGGAATTGGGAAGATATTTTATCTTCTCCTCCTTATAATTTGATTATAAAGAAGAAATTTCCTTTTGTCTTATTAAAATATAATCATTTAGAAAGTGATATGACAAATGAGATAGTTCAAGAGTGTAGAGGATTAATTATTAAACCAGACTTGTTTAGTTTAACAAGTAATCCACCTATTCAACAATATAAAGTTGCATCAATGAGATTTACTAAATTTTTTAATTATGGACAAGAAGAAGCTGCTAAATTAGAATTTCCTTGTGAAGCAAGTGAAAAAATAGATGGTTCTTTGATTGGAGTTTGGTATGATAAAGATACAAGTTGGCACGTATCTACATCTGGAAATATAGATGCAGAAGATGCTCCAAATGTTGGTGGATTTCATAATTATAGAGAACTATTTGATATGGCGTGGGGAGACTTAAGTTTTGATGTTTTAGATAAAAACTGTACTTATATGTTTGAATTAGTAAGTCCATATACAAAAATTATAGTGCCATATGATGAAGTTAAATTATATTTATTAGCAATTAGAAATAATATAACATTAGAAGAATTTCAAAGAGAAAATTTACCAGTAATAGCGTATCTATTATTTGGAGATAAGATTAAAACTCCTAAAACGTTTATGTGTAATAATATAAAAGAAGTTCAAGATGCAGTTGATAATTTAACAGAAGAAAGTGAAAACTTTGAAGGATTTGTATTATGTGATAAACATTTTAATAGAATAAAATTGAAATCAGCAACTTATGCAAATTTATTCTTTATTAAAGGAGACGGCATATTCACAGATAAGAAGATATTAAGACTTATTTTAGATGAACAAGATGACGACATATTAGGGCATTTCCCAGAATATACAGAAGAGTTTAATATTATTAGGAGAGGTTTATCTAATTTAATTCAAAATATGAAAAATAATATTAGCGAAGTTGAAAAATGGAAAGAATTAAATAAAAAAGATTTTGCTGCTAAAGTAAAAGATTTTAAATATAGAGATATTTTATTTAAAGCGTATAATTGTAAGATATGGGAACAAGATGAAGATTATTATGTTAATTTTATAAAATCTTATATAAATAATTTATATGAATTTTATTTTGCTACTTTATTAAGATATGTAAGGGATGAAGTAAATGAGTAAATTATATTTCCATTATGGAGCTATGAATAGTGGTAAAACGACAGCTTTATTACAAGTAGCACATAATTATGAAGAAAAAGGAATGAAGATTATATTAATTAAACCAAAGACTGACACTAAGGGTTTAAACAAGGTCGTCAGTAGATTAGGAGTAGAAAGAGAAGTAGATATTCTTTTAGATAAAGACGAAACGATAATGGAACGTATGAAACCAGAAAAACCTAATGCTATTATTGTTGATGAAGCTCAATTTCTAGCTCCTAAGCAAGTTGATGAATTATATTATATTACCAAAGAATATGATATTCCTGTGTTATGTTATGGATTAAGATGTGATTTTCAAATGAAAGGATTCCCTGGTTCTACAAGATTACTTGAAATTGCAGACGATATTAAGGAACTAAAGACTATTTGTAAATGTGGTCAAAAGGCAACTCAAAATTTGAGAACCCTAAATGGTTTAGCTATTTTTGAGGGAAATCAAATATTAATAGATGGAGAATCCGATATACAATATGAAGGTGTTTGTGGTAAGTGTTATATGAAATATAAAAAGAGGTGAAAAAAATGAAAAAAAGGTATTTAGTAATTATGCAAGATGAATGGAATAACTTGTATTATATGGGAGAATATAAAGAGTTAAAAGATTCTATAGATGATATAAATGAGTTTTTAGAAGTTTATGATGTTTCGATAAAAAGTGAAGATTTGAAAGAATATGCAAGTACATTTGGAGGAGCATTTGACTTGGATATTGGTATGATGTATGAAGACCGTGATGACTTAGTAGGAATTATGGTGAGAGGATTTATTTTATATGATTAATCAAGATGAATATATATATGAAAGAGTTAAGAAACATTATGAATATTTAGAATCTTTAGGATATAATATTGTGGCTGTTTTTGCTCAAGGCTCAATGAATTATGGATTATATGTATATGATGATGAATATAAAAGTGACGTTGATACTAAAGCTATTGTATTACCAACATTAGATGATTTAGTAAATGGGAATAAAATGATTTCAACTAAATATGATTTTGATGGTGAACAAATAGACGTTAAAGATATTCGTGTTATGATGGATATGTGGACAAAATCTAATCCTGCATATTTAGAAATATTATTCACAAAATATTGCATATTAAATAGTAAATTTGAAGATTATTTAAAACAAATATTGGAAATGGGAAACGATATTGTTAAAATGAATTATCCTCAATTAGCAAAGTGTATGAGTGGTATGAGTAAAGAAAAAGTAATTGCAATGGAACATCCTTATCCAAGTTTAATAGATAAAATAGAAAAATATGGATATGACAGTAAACAACTTCACCATATTATAAGATTAAATAGATTGATTATTGAAGTTTTTCTTAATGATATACCTTTTGGAGAAGCACTAGATATATCTGAACAAGAGAGATTCAGAGATTTTTTAATAAATGTTAAAAAAAGTAAATATAGTTTAGAAATGGCTCGTAGAATGGCTGTTGAGTATGATGAAGATACACGCCAAATTAAAGAGCAAGTTTTAGAAAAATATAAAGATTTTGAATTTGATTCAAAGACTTATAACAAATTAAAATCAATTGTTAATAAAATGGTTAAATATAATATCATTAGCCAAATTAAGGAGGATTGTTAATGAAGAAGAAAATATTTGCCGTGTCTGATATTCACGGTAATTATCCCGCTTTAATAAACGCTTTAGAAGAAGCTGGTTTTGATGAAAATAATGATTCTCATTTGCTAGTTGTATTAGGAGACCATTTTGATAGAGGAGAATATTCTTTAGAAGTATATGAATATTTAAAAAAATTAACTGATAATAAAAAAGCAATAACAATTATGGGTAATCACGACTTAATGTTTATAGATTATTTAAGTGGAAAAACATTAGACCCTTTTAATTATTATAGAAATGGTGAAAGAGAAACTTTCGCAGATTTTTGGCATAGAACAGCACCTTTTGAAAGCTGGTGGCAAATGGAGGCAGTTCATTATCCAGACCAACAACCAACAAATGTTGATTTTGCTATGTGGTTAAATATTGTTACAAAAGACATAAAAGAAGAATATCCTGGATTATTAAATTGGTTAGAAAATCAACCTTATTATTTTGAAACAAAAAATTATATTTTTACTCACGGGGCTATAGATACATACGTAGAAGACTGGCATAATCCTCATTGTTGTAGATATAATTATACTGACTGGAAAGCTTTAACTTGGGATGATGGTTCGTTCTTTGGTAAAAGCATAAAGAACACTGATAAAACTGTTGTCATAGGTCATTTTGGAACAGACCATTTACGTAATATGTATGGTTTAAAAAAAGATAATAAGGAAGATTTTTCAATATTAGAAAGGAAAGATGGAAGAGTAATAGCATTGGACTCTACGTCAATCTTATCTAATAAGATAAATGTATTAGTAGTTGAAGATGAACTACTAGATTAAAAAAATATTATGAGAGGGGAGTTTAAAATGAAAAAAGTTATTAAAAGAGATGGAAGAAAAGAATTATTTGACAAAGAAAAAATTGTAAGAGCTGTAGAGTTATCATTTGAAGATGTGGAGAATGAGATTTCAGAAAAAGCTCACCTCAAAGCAAGAGAAATTGCTAATTATGTAAGTAATATTGAAAAAGACTTATCTGTAGAAGAAATACAAGATATAGTTGAAGAAAAATTAATGGCAAGTAATTACAAAAATATTGCTAGAAATTTTATAACTTACAGATATGAAAGAACAAAAGAAAGAGAAAGAAACTCTCAATTTATGAGAGATGTTTCTGAAAAACTTGCAGCTTCTAATGTTCAAAATCAAAATGCTAATGTTGACGAACATTCGTTTGGCGGAAGAATGGGAGAAGCAAGAAATTCATTAATGAAAAAGATTGCTCTTGATTATATTGTATCTGATATGTCAAGAGAAAATCATTTAAATAATGAAATATATATACACGATTTAGATAGTTATGCAGTAGGAATGCACAACTGTTTGACAATACCTTTTGATAAATTATTAAAAGAAGGTTTTAATACTAGACAAACAGATGTTAGACCCGCTCGTTCAATTAATACTGCATTTCAATTAGTTGCTGTATTATTCCAATTACAATCACTTCAACAATTTGGAGGAGTAAGTGCTAGTCATTTAGATTGGACTATGGTTCCTTATGTAAGAATTTCATTTAGAAAACATTTTAATGAAGGTATGGAATATATCGAAGAAAGTGATTTAAGACAAGAATCAGATGAATTACCTATTGACGCAGACTTTTATAAACAATTTCCAAAAGTTTATAAGTATGCACTTAATAAAACAGAAAAAGAATTAATGCAAGCCGTTCAAGGTATGTATCATAATTTAAATACTCTTCAAAGCCGTTCTGGTAATCAATTACCATTCACAAGTATAAACTATGGTACTTGTACTTTACCAGAAGGAAGAATGGTTATAAAAGCCTTATTAGAGGGTTCTATTGAAGGTGTAGGTAAAATTAGAAAAACTCCTATATTCCCTTGTGGTATATTTCAATGTATGAATGGAATTAACAGAAAACCTGGAGACCCAAATTATGATTTGTTTAAATTAGCATTAAAATCAACTTCAAAAAGATTATATCCTAATTATGTAAATGTAGACTGGTCTGTTAATGCTGGATATGATAAAAATGACCCTAAAACATTTGTATCAACAATGGGTTGTAGAACCTATAATGGTTTAGATATTAATGCTGATGAAGGAACAAATCCTCAAACTAAAGATGGAAGAGGGAATATTTGTCCTGTAACAATTATAATGCCAACTTTAGCTATGGAAGCAGATAGAGATGTTGAGAAATTTATGAAATTACTTGATAGAAAAATAGGAGAGGCAAAAGATATGCTTATTGAAAGATATAATTATATTTGTAGTCAAGCTCCAGAATCTGCTAAGTTTATGTATGAGAATGGATTAATGTTAGGTTATGATGGTAAAAATGTAGAAAGTGCAATGAAACACGGAACTTTAGCATTAGGACAAATAGGTTTAGCAGAAACATTACAAATATTAATAGGAACAGACCATACAACAGAAGAAGGAATGCAATTAGCTAAACGTATAGAACAATTATTTAAAGACAGATGTGCTGAATTTAAGAAAAAGTATAAATTAAATATTGGAGTTTATTATACACCTGCAGAAAATTTATGTTATACTTCAATGAAAAAATTTAAAGCACAATATGGAGTAATTGAAAATGTTTCAGATAAAGAATATTTCACTAACTCTATTCACGTTCCAGTTTGGAAAAAAATGTCTCCATTTGAGAAAATAGACATTGAAAGTCAATTAACTGGATATAGTAATGCTGGATGTATTACATATGTAGAACTAGATAGTGGGGCTCAAAATAATCTTGAAGCACTAGAAGAATTAGTTAATTATGCAATGGACAAAGACATTCCATATTTTGCTATTAATGTTCCATCAGATACTTGTTTAGATTGTGGTTATACAGATGAATTTAATGATGAATGTCCTATGTGTCACAGTAAACATATTCAACAATTAAGACGTGTTACAGGTTATTTAACAGGAGATTATAAAACTGCATTCAACTGGGGAAAACAAAAAGAAGTTGAAGATAGATATAAACATAGTAATAAAATGAAAGACTGGAATAAAAAGAATGAAATATAATTATATAGATAAGTGTGAAGCTATAAATGGGATAGGATTTGGGGTATCTTTGTATACTCAAGGATGCCCTTATCACTGCCCTGGATGCTTCAATCCTGAAACTTGGGATTTTAATAAAGGAAAAGACTGGACAAAAGATAACGAAGATTATATAATTAAATTATTGGAGCCTATACAAATGCGAAGGTTAACTATATTAGGAGGAGAACCTTTAATAGAACGAAACATAAAACCACTCGAACAGCTTTGTAAAAGGATTAAAGAATTATATCCTGATAAGCAAATATGGCTCTATACTGGAGGTGATTTTGAGTCAAAAAGTAAAGAATATTACGATTTAATTAAATATATTGACATATTAATAGATGGTCAATTTAAATTAGAATTGCGTGATATAACTTTAAAATGGAAAGGTTCATCTAATCAAAGAGTTATCGACGTTCAGAAAAGTTTAAAATGTAAGGAGACGATACTCTATGAATAATATAGTTGGAATTTTAAAGTATGTATTCCCTGCTTTAATGGTCACGGGAGCATTAGGAAGTTTAATATTAAATCTAGTAACTAACAAACAGGAATGGGCTGTTTCGTTACAATGGTTTGGTGCAATGCTCTTATATACTGCATTATTGTTTAGGAATAAATAGAAAACAAGGAGACTGAATTATACTTAATATAAGGGGGTCTTATTAATGAAAACCGTCAAAGAAGAAATGATTAGAGATTATAAACTTAAAAAATTAGGTTACGACTTTATGGGATATACTTTTAATAATGTAAATGAATTAAGTTTTCATCATCTAATAGTTCCTAAAAAAGATTCTGAAAGAATGGGAATCGGAGATGGTTATTTAAAATGGAATGGTGCAATTCTAAAACAATCAACTTCACACGATTATTTGCATCTAATTCAAAGAATAGATGAGGAATTATTTTTGAGAATAACTTATCAAATGATTGAAGAGAATACAAACGGACATTTAGACATCGAAAACTTAAAGAAGATTCGAGATGTATTATTATATTTTGAAAAAGAACACCAATTTGATAGGGATAAAAAAGGAAGAGTATTGATAAAAAGAGAGTATATTCATAATAGAATAGATTTGTAAAAAAGGATATTTATAATTATATGAGTGGGAGGTAATTATATGTATCAAGACGGAAAATACAAAGAATTATGTGACAAAATTTATGAATTAGTAAAAAAGAAAAAATCATTCTTAAAAATATGTGAAGAATTACAATTAAAAGATTATGAAGTTGCTGGACTTGTTACTTTAATGTCTGAGCAAGGATATAATATAGATTTTGTGAATGGAGAAATATTATTAAGAAAAACTCCACCAAAAAATCAAGATGTGTATGAACTTCCTTATAATTTAGAACATCTTAAATTATTGTTAATAAGTGATACTCATCTTGCAAGTAAATATGATAGATTAGATATATTAAGATATTTATATGATAAAGCGGAGCAAAAAGGAGTTAAACATATTTTACACTCTGGAGATTTTACAGATGGAAGAAGCAATAGAGCAGAACAAGTATATGAATTAAGAGAACCTTCATATGAGGGACAAGTTCAATATTGCGTAGATAAATATCCTACTTTTAGTGGCAAAACTTATGTTATACAAGGCAATCACGATGACTGGTGGTATAAATCAGCTGGTAGTGAAATAGTTAGAGCAATAGCACAACAAAGAGATGATATTGAATATCTAGGAGCGGATGTTGCAGATTTAAAAATCGGCAAACTTAAAATACGTTTATTCCACGGCTCTGGTGGTTCTGCTTATGCTAAATCATATAAATTACAAAAATACCTTGATAGTATTCCAATGGAAGAAAGACCTGATATATTACAAACAGGTCATATACATCAAAGTTTCTATATGAAACAAGATAAAACACATTGTTTTCAAACAAGTTGTTTAGAAGACCAAACTCCTTATTGCAGAAGTAAAGGACTTGCTAATGACAAATCTGTTTGGTGGGTTGATGTAGATTTTGATAATAAAGGGAATATTCATAGTATAACTCCTCAATTAGAAGAGTTTGGAGATAAAAAGGTATTAAGAAAGAAAAGATAGAATAAAAGGAAAACAAGGAGTACAGTAGAATAGAAAGAAGATGGAGATATGTACCCTTGGGAATTAGAACAATTTATTCGTGAAAGAAATTACTATTTAGGAGGGGATGACTTGATAAAAGCAACTTCAATTCAAGAAAATCCCCAATTAATTGGTATACAATATAAGCCTTTTGAAAATAAATATTATATGTGGGATGGAGAAGGGAATACTTATTCTCTTACTCCTATGCCATATACAGAAGCTGTAGAAAAGGGTTTAGTTAAAAAGTTAGTAAAGAAGGAGGAAAATAATGCAAAGAGGTTTTGAGCAAATTAGTCAAAAACAATGGGATAATGATTTTTCTAATATCTTAGAAATGCACCAAGTAGATTATCCTAAACATCAGTTACCAAGAAGAGGCTCTAAAAATAGTGCAGGATATGATTTCTTTAGTCCTATAAATGAAATAATACCGGCACACGGGACAGCAAAAATACCAACAGGCGTTAAAGCATATATGCAACCAGACGAGGTATTGATGATATATCCTAGAAGCTCAATTGGATTTAAAACAAATATAAGGCTTTCTAACACGACAGGGATTATTGATAGTGATTACTATAACAATCCAGATAATGAAGGTCATATGTGGATTAAATTCTATAATCCAACCGATGAAGATTATCATATCTTTATAGGAGATAAAATAGCTCAAGGTATATTTACTAAATTTTTAGTAACAGATGACGACAATGCAGACCAAGATAGAACTGGAGGTTTAGGTTCTACAGGTAAATAAAAGAAAACAAGGAGGAACAAATATGAATGTAAAAAAAGAAGAATTAGAAAAGGAAATTGAACAATGGAAAGGTTATTATAAAAATTATAATAATTTAGCAGTTCAAGTGTTGGCTGATGTACTAGCTTTTTATAAAGAAGAAGATAGAAAAGAATTAGTAGATAAAGCAAACGAGTTTTTAAGAAATGTTAATGAACCAATTAGTGGAGAATTAATGTTAGACGCTATTAAAGGAGATGTAGAATCTTTTGATAGAGTTAGCGAAGAAGCTGCTGTTGCTATTAGAACATTAGAGTGGGTTAAATCTATTGAAGATGTTGAAATAGAAACTCAACCAGATTCAGAATAAAATTAAAATATGTATTGACAATCAGCGTTTTCATATTATATAATCTTAAATAAAGGAGGAGAAATATGAAGACTGCTGTTCTAACTGTGGAATTAATATTCTTTCTTCTTGCAACATTATTTATGGCATATATGGCTATTAATACTATAATTTCTGATTTCAAATCAAGAAAACAACGTAAAGAACTTGATGAATCTATAAATAAGTTCTGTCAAAAAATATCAGATGCCGTTATTACTGCTGAAAAAGTAGAAATAAAAAATAATAACGAAACAAAAAAAGAAAACAAGAAATCAAAGATTAAGAAAACAGAAGTTAATTATGAAGATATGCCTATAGTTGAGTTATATAAAGTTGCAAGAAAATTAAAAGTTAAAGGATATTATAAATTACACAAAAATGAATTAATTAAAGCAATTAAAGAGACTGAAATCATACCAGAATAAAGGTATGAGAGTAAGTCTCTTTTTTTTTACGTTTTATCATTGACATAATACGGTGGATATGATACAATATATTTAAGAGAGGTGAAATTATGGAAGAAAAACAAACTTGTTGTATTTGTGGATGTGAATTTACAGGATATGGAAATAATCCTTTTCCATTAAGTAATACAGGTCGTTGTTGTGATGAGTGCAACGGTAAAGTTATTGAAGTAAGAATTGGTGAAGCAACTGGAGAAATTAAAAGAAGAGATTTTAGAGAATTACTAAATGAATTCTATGATGGAAAAACTGAATTAGGTTTATATACATCAACAAATGAAAATAACGAGCAAATTATTGTAGAAATAACCAATGAATATTTAAAAACATCTGTATTTCAAGGTAATGGTTGGATTAGAATAAATATTTATTATAAAGACCATACAACTGAGGAATTATATGAAAGATAAAAAAGTTTGTCAAATGTGTGGTGGAGATAATAAAACCACAGGCAAATATTGTAATACTTGTTATGGTTACTTAAGAAATCATCCAGAAGGAGTATATGATATACCAGAAGTAGGTAAAATAACATATGCTCCTAATGGAGACCCTATATGTCATATTTGTGGTCAAGCACATCGTAAATTGGGAAATCATATAAGATTTAAACATAATATGTCTCAACAAGAATATAGAGATAAATTTAAGCTATATAGAAATACAAGATTGTCTAATTATGAATATCAAAAAACTATGTCTAATTATAATAAAGAACATAGAAATAAAGTTGTTTTAGATAATCTTATAGAAAAAGGTAAATCAACACGAATAACATCAGATAGGATATTTACTTTTAAAAGAAAATATGGAAAACCAATACCTGAAATATTTATTAAAAAAGAGTCGTAAATTATACGGCTCTTTATATTTCAAAAAAAAGACTATAAGCCACGACAATACTTATAGTCGGAACAAATAAATGTCACCCCTACGTTGCAACTAATTTATAGAAGCGACTTAGTTATAATAATATCATAACTTATTAATATTGTCAACACTTTTTTACAATTTTATACTATTTTTTTTAAAAAAATAAAAGAGAGCCTTGCGGCTCAAGATAGATTCCTTTTTGTTTTAAAAGGATTTTGCAATCAGGAAGAGATTGATACTGCTTATCAATTCCGACTGCAAATTAAATATATCATATTTTAATTTTAAAGTCAACTATCTAATAGTAAAATATTCGATTACTTCTTCGTCTTTTAATAATTCATATTTAACATCAGAATATTTAATTTCTTCGTCAATATCATAATAATCATTTTTGTGCATTAA